AATCTTTCATCTCTGCATACATACGAGTACACAGCGATGCGCCATCGTCTTTGAATGACGCAGTAATAAGGTTCTTTCCGACTTGAACGCGATAATCTGACGTAGCGTTCCCGATCTTTTTCCGCAAACGTATCGTAAAGTTGTCCTGCTCTACTTCTGCGCCATATATCGAAATGATTGCGTTGAGCGCTTCGAGACAGTTACCGTTGCCGAAATCCTTGATATCTGCGAGGTCAAACGCGTCGTCTACGGAAATAGTAAAACGTCCGCCCGTTGCTGCTGCGATCCGCGAAGTTAGTTGCGAAATCTGGATTCCGTACCCCTCGGCCATGTACGACGCATATGGAAACTTATAATCCGCAAGCTTAAACATAACGTGTGTACAGGTAATCGCCGCTATCAGCTTCTTACCGTCACGTACACGTTGGCGCCCGTTGATTACGTAGTACTGACCGCGTTCATCCTTAACGTGTCCTTTCAACGGTAATTTTTCGCGGAAATCATCGGATGCCATCGGGACGTTGAAGGACAACGTGCAATCTGCGTTGATACGGCGTACTCGCTGGATTTCGTAGGCGTCTACGAGGATACCGATACGCACGCGATTCTTATCATATGATTGTAAATATTCCGCCAATTGGCGTTCCCTCCGATCTAGTAGAGATAGCGGTCATTGTGCGTAATCCGCGTTAACACTGAGCGTGCTACTACGGTGTCTTTATACGTGATCTTATTTGTACCGTAGATGAGATCGAAAAAATCGCCGTCCATTTTTGACAACGCGTTCGTCCCGTTTTGCGTAATCTTCATTTTTCCGGCGTCAATTACGATGCGGTCGCCGGGGTTGAATGCGCCAGTAAATACGATGTTATTAACGCGGAATTGCGTGATATTAGCGTTGAACTCCGTTGCAGTTGCATATATAGCAGTAAGAACACGCTCACGTACCATCTGCGTAGTTATTTTACTAGCAGACTCAAATGCGACGGTTTGCGCTATTTCCCGCGTCAGTTGCGCTTCGGACTCTGTTAACACTTCGAATGTTACTGTCAATGGGAAATCGAGACTAACGCGCGAAGTGGCGTCAGTTAGCGATTCAAAAGTAACGGAGAAGAACGTCTCCACCGAGTACGTGCGATTGTAGGCGAGACGGTTAAACGGCGCACGATTGAACATTACGCACCTCCTTGAAACTAAAATAACCCCGGATCAGCTCCGTAGGCATAAAAAAACGCCTTATTCGGCGCTGTCTAGATCGTTATTAAGCAAAGCTTGCGTGTCAGCTAGCCAATTATTTTTAGTAGGCACATTTTCAATGGACCACTGTCCTGCCTTAATCAAGTTGTAATATATTTTCGACATTACGCCACGCCTCCCGTTACGATATTTGCCAATTCTGCGATAGCAAGCTGAGTTTCTATTTTGTCGGTTTCATTTACTTTTACTAACTCAGCAACTGCCAGCATTAATTCGGTATTTTGTGCCTTTAATTCCTTTATCTGTTCCGTCAATGGGGTTTGATGCACAGGATCGGGTAGCGCTGGTTCGTTCGGGTCCAAATAGAAGATTATAATTTTCTTTGTTATGGGATCGAACTTATAACCGGATGCTCGTTTAAAGTCTTCTGCGTATTGACCATATTCAAAAGTAGTCATTTCTATTTTGTCTGGATCAAGACCTTTTAATTCTGTATATGTTTCAAAATCTTGCTCTTTGGTCGTTTCAAATACAGGGCCATTCATCTCTTTTCGCTCAAGAATAATATTACCTGTATCCACACGCCAAAACATTCTACGACCTAGTTGATAAACAATTTCCACCGTAACCCCTCCTTTTAAGTGCCAAAAATGTAGTATTTCCGCGGAGCTCCAGTACTCGTGTTGACGCCTATGGTTAAAGTATAATTTATTGAATTTATCCCAAAGACCACAGAGCTGAATTGCATAATTCCCGATAAGCCCCCTTCTGCGAGTAAATAATCAGGTGCAATGAAAGAAGTGTCATTTTTATAAGCAATAACACTACCGCGTGCTAAGGCAGTCCCGCTACTATGGGACTTAGAAGTCACATCGCCAAATAAGACTATAGCAAATGGCTTGATTGCTAAGTTGGAGATTGTTGCTGATAAATTGGTGGTTGTAGTACCTGTCACGACTTGTATTCCACTACTTAACTGTCCAAGTTTAGCGACCAACGTACTCCAATCATCACTTGTGGATGCGGAACCTCCCTTGGCGTTAATGACATCCACGACATCATTTTTCACATTAGCGCCAGATTGAAAAGCCGCATCTGCCCGATCCATTGCGGTTTTAACTGCTTTTGGGGTAGCTGCTTCTACCTCGCTTGCGCTAGTAACACTTGAAGATAGCTGAGTATGTCCCTTTGTAGTTAACGTCGCAGTTTCCACCAAATGCATAATAAGAGCATCGTCTAATTGCTTGACTGTTTTTGTATTTCCTAATCCTGCAAGAGTGTCTACTTTTGTCTGTGCGCCTGCTGGAGTTTCCGCCGCACTTGCCAACGCGTAGACATCCTCGATATTCGTACGAAACGTATTATGGTCGTAAGCCGCAAAGTATCTCGCAGCCTTCGCACCTACCGCCCAAGCCTTCGCCGTCCCTTCGAATCCGCGCGTACATCCCGTTAAGTCATTTCCGCTAATTCCTTCATATCGCACTGTTTCCGCAGTGTCGTCCGAGCCAATCGTAAGTAACCCTGGAGCCGCTGCCAGCTTTGACGTGTCTAGTACGCTAATTGTCGTTATTACTGCGTTGATTTCCGCGGATAACTCCGTCTCGGGCGAGTTAACTACCGCGCTGTACATTGGTAATTGCGCCAATTATTCCGCCTCCTTATTGTATAAAACTGACTTGAACGCTACTTGCGAGAAACTTCGGTTTGTCTCCGCTTTGGATCGTACGTGCGCCACTCGTCGGTGTCGTTGTCCACATTAAATTTCCGCCAGTGAGCGCCGTCCGTATCCCGACGTGTGTTACAAGTCCCCAATCTGCGGTAGCAATCGGAAATTCAACGTCGGCCATACTCACGACTGTCTGCTTACCGCCCGCCACCGCCGGCGCTCCGAAGGTTACTGCCTTTCTTGCGTAACTACCTCCGCTAACTTCTGTTCCTGTATCCGCGGCAGTCGGGTCCGACGTATAAAGTGCAAGGAAAACTGTAGTAGGCGGAGTAAACGCCATATTACGTAAAGCCGCGTTAAGTAACTGCGCAGATAGCCAATTCGATATTTGTAGCGCCATTCGTATTCCTCCTTAAATTTGCGCACGAAAAAGCCCGCCAGTTAAGGCGAGCCATGTGCGTATTTATTCGATAATGTACTCGTTTGTAATCGTAAACCCGTTGATAACGTTAGCCCCTGTATTAGTCAGAACAATAATCGGTTTAGCCGGTACATCCGCATCCGACGCAATCTCAATAGTTTGTGGCGATGCTGTTATCGTGACTTCGGTTACCTGTTCTTTACCGCTAGGCCACGGATCGTTCATACGCAACGTGACGTCATATAGTCGGCTTCCTGTCGACCCATTTAATGCGAGCGTACCTGCATATGTGGCGCGATAATACTTACCGGGCATGTCCGAGAACTCTAACGTTATGTCGCCGCGTTTAGCGTTGAATATACGGGCGACTTTCGCTAGAGTTGCGTGATATTGTTCGGGTCTCGTATTAATCTCAAGCGTTAGCCCGATCATGCGTGTTGTGTACGTGCTGCCGAAATCAACAACGCCGTCTGAGCCTGCAATCTTAACCGTATGTTCCTCAGCTTCCGGCAACACGGGAAGGCGCCGTTCAAACAGCGATACGCCTAACGTTGTGATCGATACTCCATTTACCGTTACGTCGTAGATCATAACCCCTTCACTCCCAACGTCTGCGCTCGTGTGGCTACGCGTGCACGCTCGTCATATAGCGTTGTGATATCTGCTTTATCCGTCAGCTCAACGTCATTAACGCTCATGTCGATGTGATTCGTAATAGACGTTGTATTACTTACACCACTGACTGACGGAGTTGCTAACGCATTACCGTTGAGCAATCCGAATAACGTCGCCTGTTGCGCGCTGTTTAGAATCATTTCACCAGCATGCGCAATTACTGGAACAGCCGATCCGCTCGGCCCTTCGACTACGCCGCCTACTTTAAACGCCTGCAATTTACCGGTATCCTTCGTAATTCCGTACTGCTTACGAAGCTCCTCGTTACGAGCTGCTAATCGCGCCGCCTCCGACGTGTTTCCGCTAGCCTTCGCCGCTGTCCACGCGTCCTTGTTTGCGTTATACTCCGCAAGGTCAGAATCGCCTTGTGCCGCTGCTTTCACGGTGGTCAGCGTTGCCATTTTCGCATTGTATTCGGACACAAATGAGTCAAGCTGCGTAAGGATAGTCGCGTTAGCTGTAGCGCTTTGGTCAACGCGAAATGCGGAAACTGCTGCCTCTATCGTTTTAATGTCGCCACTATACTCGTCAAAGGCGGATTTCAACGCGTCATACTGCTTAGTTGTCGCATCCTTCTCCGCGTCGAACGCGTGAGTCTGCGTATCCTTCTCTTCTTGCAGCGCCGTCTTCTGCGCAGTCAACTCCGCTTTACGTAACTCGCGTTCGTGGTCAAGAATCATTTTATCGCGGTCTATAATCGCCTGTTCTCGTTCAGCAATACCGCCCGGTCCGACTGCGGATGCGAGTTCGTCGATGCGGGCGTTCTTCTCGCGTAGTTGCGTCTCGTAATCGATCTCCGAGTTCTGCTCCGCTTCTTTAGCGATGAGGTCGTCGATTGCCTTAATCTTCGCATCCTGTGCGGACACAAACGCGACTTTACGTTCTTCAATCGCGGCAAGGTCGGCTTTCTTCGCGTCGTCAATTGCGGCTTTCTGTTTCTTAACGAGCGCTTCCGCTAGTTTCTCCGTTTTCTCAACGAGTCCTTTTCGCGCTTGGTAAATCTCTTCGTCTGCCTTCTCGTAGTACTCCGAATCCATCTTGTATTTATCACGCAGCTTCGTCCAGGCTTCGAGTTTATACTTTGCAACTTCCGCTTCGGTAGCGCCGCTATCTTCGAGTCTACGCACTTCTTTAGCTATTAACTTTGTACGCTCACCGTAAAGCTCACGCTCCTGCGTCGCCGTTTCCTGCGCAACCTTTTTACGTGATTGGCGCACTTGGTCATCGGCAGATTTATACTCATCTGAATCCTTTTTATAACGGTCACGTATGCGAGTCCATGCGGTTAATTTCGTCTGCGCAATCTGTAGCTCTGTCTTACCACTGTCCTCCATACGCTTCTCCTCTGCATCAATCCATGTAGCTGAAAAGTCATAGCGTGCCTTAACGGTGTCTTCGTTCAACCGCTTAAGCTGTAGATTCAACGTTCGCGCGTCGTCTACGGATTCCTTCAAGAATACGGCGTGCTTCTTCTGCAGCGCCTCGTATTTCTTCATCTGATCCTCTGCAGATAGGTCGTAGATGTCTGATTGATAGCGAGTGGTTGCAAGGTCCGCGTCGTATGCTTTTTTACGTAGGTCGGCGGCTATCTCCGCAGGAGATTTCTCTTTCTTTGCCTTTTTTTCCTTCGCTGGCTTTTTACCCTTCGAAGTTTTAGCCTTTTTTTCCTTCGCTGGCTTCGAAAAGTCAACGCCGGAACCTGACGTTATTTTCCCCGTCGGAATTTCTCCGTTGCTTAACTTCGCGAGCGAGTCGTCCATTTTACGCTGAGTAGCAGCGTATTCCTCCAAGCTTTTAGAAGCTTCCGATATTTTAGCGTCATTCTCGGCTTGCATCCGTTTGACACCTAAATCATAGACACCTTGCGCGGGATTGTATATTCCAGTAGTCTGCGTCTTAACTGGACCTTCTGGGCCTATCTTTTTCGTGCCTCCGAGTGCAGCTTGCATGGCGCTAGATAGTGCCTTGTAGTTCTTAATCTGTGCTTCAACCGAAGCACGCTGCGCTTCCGTCGTCACCTTTAAGTTGTTTATATATGTTTTAGACGAGCTAACATTTTGTGTTATAAAGTCGCGGTCTGCCTGTATCTGAGACGCCACCACATCAAGGTTGTCAATTCGAATACGGTTGTTATCATCCATAGTCGCGTTCAACTGCGGATACTCACCACGTAGTGCCTTAGTCAGCGCAATTAACTCTTGCTTCTGAGCTTCGTCAAGGCTCTGCGCGGACTGTAATTCGTTATAACGCTTGAGTGTTGTCTCCATCGCAGTGATCTTCTGATTCTTCGCTGCTAAGTCTGCTAACTCCGCTTCCTTTTCAGCAAACAACGCAGGTACGGAATTCTCAATAGCTGCGTTCATCTCATTGAGCTTTGCAGTCGCATCCTCTACGCCGTCATAGCCCATCCCACGTAGATTATCATCCATTTCTTCGAGTTGATCGTTGATATCCACCATCTCGGCTATAAGTTGTGGAGTACCTTCGCCTATTTCCCCCAACGCTTCAATCTCGTTAATACGTTCCTGTAGTGCTGCGCGTTCGTCGAGCGCAGCCGATAACTCTTCCGTCTTAACTCGTAACTCCTCTAATTCCGAAACAGTACGTGATGTAGGCGATTGATTCAGCGTTTCGTTAAGCGACTTCTGTGCTTCGTCATGTTTCTTTACTGCATCGGATGCGGCGCTAGAGCTTGATACAAGTGCCGTAATACCCGCAACAACTAGCCCAACTGCCACAGAGACTGCGATCAAGACGGGAAAGGATATCTCAAGCGCCTTAATTGCAATTGTCACAGCACCTATTGTTGCGGCTAGTCCTAAAATTAATGGTACCGCCGCAGCAAACGCGATAATGGCGCTTTGTAGTATCGGATTTAGATTCGTAAATCCCGACAACATTCCGGTAATCATCTCAGTGACTCCGCGTATAGCCGGCGCAAATTTATCACCCACTACGATTCCGACGCCTTCTAGTGCCGACTTCATCTCGGTGATAGCGCCCTTCAACGTGTCCATTTGCGTACCAGCTACGCGTTCAGCCGTTCCCCCTGCGTTCTCAAGCGATGCAGTATAGTTATCAAACGTAGACTGCCCGTTACTAATCAGTGTCAGTAGTCCAGCGGTGGCTTCGCGTCCGACTAGCGTTGCAGCTACATCTGCCTGTTGCACCTCTGTTAGTCGAGCAAATGCTCCCTGTAAATCGCCGATGATACTGGATAGTGGCTTAATATTACCAGCAGTGTCTGAGATACTTATGCCGAGCGTATCCATATACCCTGCGGCTTCTTTCGATGGTGACGCTAATGCAAGTAAGATCGCGCGCATTTGAGTTCCGGCCATCTCGCCCTTGATACCGGCGTTACTTAACTCACCTACGGCTGCGGTAGCCTCTTCTATACTGACGCCCATAGACGCAGCCACTGGCGCTAAATACTTCATAGCGAATCCTAAGTCCGTTACATCTGCGTTTGTATCGATACTAGACTTTGCTAATACGTCAACCAGTCGCCCCGTCTCTTCGGCAGCTAGTCCAAATCCGTTCAATACGGACGCGGTAATATCCGCAGTCGTGGCGAGGTCGATCTGTCCAGCCGCCGCGAGCGAGAGAACGCCAGGCATTGCGGCGAGTATCTGATTGGTCTTCATTCCAGCTTGTGCTAGTAGAGCCTGCGCGTCCGCACTTTCAGCCGCGGTAAACTTCGTTGTCGCACCAAGCTTAAGCGCCTGATTACGTAAGCTTTCAAATTCGGCACCAGTAGCTTGCGAGATTGCTTTGACGTTAGCCATCGATTGCTCAAACTCCGCAGCAGCCGCTACCGACTTTGAGATAACCGCAGTCGTGGCGACAGCCAGTCCGATATACGCAACGCCTAGCGCTTTTAGCTCTTTTTGTGCGGATGAGGCGCCGGTCGCACTACGCTCAATCGATTTTGTTACTTTATCGATATCTGCGTCAGTAGCGCCGAGCTCCTTCATTTCTGCGGTAACTTCCGCAATCTGACTCCGCAGTAATTCAGGATTAGCCTTTTTTAGCGACTTCTCTAGTGCGTCGATATCTGACGTGCGCACTCCGAGTTCCCTCAGATTGTCGCTGACACTTTTGAAACTAACCGCAGCTTTTCCGGCTCCATCTTCTAACGCCCATATCTTTTTTGCGGTGGAATCTGATGTTTGGGTCAGCCGCATCAAGGATGCTTCGGTGCTAGTAATCTGCTCCTGTAGTTTAGATTTCTGCGTGTCATTAAAGGTATTGTTGTAGGATTCTTTTAACTTTCCTAACTTCTGACGCTGCTGTTCTATCTTGATATTAGTGATTTCCAGCGTAGCTGCTAGAGGCGCAATCTTCTCCTTAACCGCACCTAATCGCGCAAAGTCCGCCGCTGCCTGTTTCCCCTGCACACCTAACTCTTTAGCTTTCGCTTTCGCCTTATCGATACCTTCGTTAAACCCCGACACATCAGCCGTAATTCGTGCAGATATCACGCCAACACTTGTAGATTCCATAATTTTCCTCACCTCTTTCGTAGCAAAATAAAAACGCCCGATTAGGGCGTTAGATTCCGGATTGCAATCGCATCCGCATATGTTCAAATCCTGACTCGTCAAACTCCGGCTTGTCCGCGACAGTTGCGCCAGCTATCCGTTGCAGTCCGTTGGTATATTTCGTAAATGCGTCGACATCCGTTGTATGTGACATGACGAGCGTTGTTAGTGTCTCAAGCGTTTGCTCTGCGTTGAATTTGCGGCTGGATTCGAGTACGTCAAATAAGTCCATAACGTAGTATCCATGTTCAAACTCAACCTGCGTTTTACCAAGCCGCGTTGCACAATCTATAAAGAACTGTGTAAACGTTAGTCTGCGTTCTGTTCCTCCACTGCTTTCGGCTGAATCCCTGATAGGTTCAGAACGCCTTGCACGTTTTTTATAAGTTCACCAAAGTTGTTTATCTTCGCGGTTTCTACGAAGAAGGTAAAAAGTTCATCGGCAGACGCGTTTTGCTTAATCCACTCCACGTCTAGTTCCGTGAGTAATGCGACGACTTGCGTAATGTCTTCAACTGATTCACTTAAGGCTACGATTAAGTACCCTGCGCGTTCGGAAGGTGGCGCAGTAACTACGCTCATAAGCATCTGCGGCAGCGAATTTATAACGCCGAATAGCTCTTGCCATTGTGAAATCGTAATCTTACGAATTGCTACAGACTTGGGGTTATCACGGCCTTCTCCGAATGATACTGATCCTATTGTGCTTTTATTTGAACGCATAAATCGCATTATATTCGCTCCTTATAAAGAAAATAGGCGACCCTAGTAGAGCCGCCTTATTGCGTAAAGTTTAAGGGGTTTGTGTAATTTTTTCATCGCCCAAGATGGCAATAATGTCGTCCTCATCCGGAGTCGAACGCAATACAATACTCGTGATTCTTTCATTTTCGTTGTTGTAATTGTACTGTAAGTCTGTTTCTGGATACGCGAGAGGCATCGTTACCCAATAATTAGGATCGTTGAGTTTCGCAACTGGCTTGATTATTACGGTTTTTGCGAGGTCAACAAGATTTAATCCTACTCCCGTTTTGATGTTAACCTTTGAATCAGTCCCGGAAGTGACGATTTCCGTTCCGCCCATAATCTTCGGGATAATGGAAAGTTGATACTCGGCAAACGGCACCTCAACGCTAGCATTACGACCTGTGATCCGCTTTGATACAATAGTTTCGCCTTTTTGGTCAATCTTCTGCTCGCGATACGTCGTCTCAACTGTGAAGTTAACTCCACCAATTGTTGTCTCAAATGACACCTTGTCTACGCCCGTACCATACTCTACGATTGCAGGACCTAACTCTATCTTGTTGACGTTAGAAGCCATGTATTAATTCCCCCTTAGAAGATAAAAAGACGCCCAATTTGGACGCCTAGATTGTTGTTAATGTGAAGTTGAGTGAGTATTCTGTCCGGTTACTGCTGTCCTTACCGAGCCACCACGGAGCAGATTGATTCGCCGTGCATTTAACCACGCGTGTTGAACCGAAGTTAAACTCCACCTTGCCGTGTAAGTACGTAAATAATGCGTTAGCTGTTGTCTCACTTACCGCCGGTAACTTCGAACGTACAACTATTTGGAACCCCGGATTCGCCTTCGACGTCCACTCGCTTGGTGCATACCCTCCGCTGATCCTCACGAGTGCGCAATCATCTGGACTAGTCGTTGTGAACTCGTTACCGACGTAGGTGTATGCGACTGCTGATCGCAAATGAGCGTTTATTTCCGCAACTGTTAACACTACGATAGCCCCTCTCTGACTGCGTCCGTAATCATACGATGGTACCGCGTAGCGTTTAGCTTCAATGGACGCTCAAGGAATTTCGGACGCGTTCCAGGAGTGGTTGGGTCCTTGTATCTCCCCATCTCGTGCATGATTAACGCGTAGTTGTACCGACCCTTCCCATCTTCCTCCGTTGCTGAATAGACAACCTCGCCTGTGAGTGTACTACCATCGAAGCTAACGTTAGTAAACGCGGTGGTGCGTAGTGTCCCTTTATCTAACGGAGCTTCTTCGCGTGACACCGCAAGTAAATGGTCCATTGCGTCATGCACTCCGATAACAGCACTCGCCTTTACCTCTGCCTTTGTGTGGTCTGCAAACTTGAAGAAGCTTTCGAAATTAACCTCGAATGTATCGCCACTCATACATGAACCTCCGTTAACAGAGGCTTACCGCCGATATCCCTGCGGACGCTAATGGATAACAGGCTGTAAGTTGTCTCCGCGCCTAGTTCGTTAGTGTGCGTGAGTAAATCGTTAATTGATATCGCTGCTAATCGATCGAAAAAGAATATCCCAATGCTTACTACCTCATTGCCGTGTTGGTTGCGGACGAGTTTTACGGACTCCTGGAATCGGCACTTAACATCGTAGTTTTCACCGTACGCTGGAGTACCGTAGTCCTCATCTACTCCCGTAAAGGGTGAGATTGTGACGTTTTGTTTCATCGGAATTATCGCCATTACATCGTCACCCACTTAGTTACTTTTTTACCTATCCGCACACCGTTCGCGTCGCCAATGATGTCGAGAGTTACTTCCGGTATCAACGCCTCTAGCCCCGTTTTCGCCCAATCCTTAAACGTAAAAGAAGCAACACCGGTAACGCCAAATGACGCTATCCCTTGTTGCTGTAATTTGTTTGTATCATTGAATGCGATTGCCAATTCGTTAGCATACTCGTATACTGCTGCATCTGGTATCGTGTACTGAGCATATTTGTGCGTAAGCGTACGTCCTGCGACCGTTACTATTCGTAGTTTTTTCGCGTCGTCTGCTTCCATCCAATCCTCGACACTTATACAATTTGCGTTAATATACGATGATGCTTTCTCTACCGTTAGCGCCATGCAAACACCTCCGTTTATTTAGCGGAGGTAGATGCGCTAGGCTTGCGCGGTTTAGGCGCTACTTGCGACTCCTCCGATTTGTCTGTGCGCTTAAGCCATTTGGGGGCTAATGCATCCAATATCGTGATTTCTTCGGGTATATCCGTTTCATAAACGCCGAACGTATCAAACGTTATATGACGGACTACATAACTAGGGCTAGCCTCGTACTTAGCCAATATTCGTTCACCTCCGCTATATTAAAAGAGGAGCCGAAGCTCCCCACGTCACTTAGCTTACTGATGTTTTGATGTTCTCCAAGATTGCGATCTTTTCAGCCGCATTCTTGATTGTAACTCCGTACTCACCGCGAATCTGACGAGCTACGAAATCGGCACCCGGAACGGAAGCATCGACGTCATACAAGCTACGTCCACTCAACGCGTTGATAGACAGAATATCACGGTCAAACAGCGCGATCTTGTTCTTAGGGAAGTTCGGGTCGACGATGACTGTCGCAACAGAACCGCCTACGATATCAGAAACGAACGTTTGGATTTTGTGGCCTGTTGCCGTGTCTGTGCGCTCTGTGCGAATCGTATCCGAAGCAAACTTTGTAATTTGACGCGCGCCAGCGGTGTTTGTCAAGATCGTGTTGACGGAACCTCCACGTAGGTATACTTTTTCCGCCAAGTCATTCAGTAACTTCGGTGTGATTTCTCCAGCTTCGGCGTTAAGCTTTGCAGATCCTTTCTTATCTGCAAAGTACAAAAGACCGCCAGTTGTACGCGGTGTACCTGGAGTGCCTTCGATACGACGGCCATAGATTAACCAGTCGTTTTGCTCGCGCGCTAATTCCTTCAAACGAAGTTGGACTTGGTAGTCTAGCTCATTAGACACGTTATACGTACGAACATTTTGCTGAGTACCGGAAACGGCTGCATAACGCTCGATGATCTGGGTAACGTTGTAATCTACGTAACGGTCGTGTCCCTCATCGATTCCAGGCATAGCGCCTTCTAATTGCGGACGCGCAACGATTCGAATGTCGTCCCCACCTGCGATTTCTGCAGCGGTAGTCCCATCAAATCCGCGTACGACAGTAATTACATCGTCTGCAACTGCTGTAACTTTTAAATACTCTTCACCTACAACTACCACTGCGTTGATGCGAAATTTAAGTCCGTCACCTGCAGCTACGGTAATAGAAGTTGCGTCCACAACTGCCGGCTTTGCTGCTGTTGCGCGGTTAGAATTAAGGTTGTCAGACATCCACTCGAATTTAGACTGATATAATGATTCCCCACCCAAACCAATCAAACCGAGTAACGTTGGGGAATCGTTGATGATAAGGGAAATACCGTCTTGTAATTGTCTTACTTGATCCTGAAAATCATAAGTTTTTAATGCCATTGTTTATTTCCTCCTCTATTTTGGAAAACAAAAAAAGCTTCGGAGATTCCGAAACTCTTGGTTACTTGCGTGGATTTAGTTTGTTTGACAGTTCAATGACCTTCGAAAAGTTCTTTGCCTTCTTTGCCTCTTCGAGCTGTTGCTCAAGTGTTCTTCGTTCTTCATCGCCAGGGTTCGGTTTAGTATCGCCGATCGTTCTTGGCTGTGTCTTCGCAGGCTCAATAAGATATGGCTTATTTGTTAACAAGGCTTCCACGACGTCTTTTACGCCGCTCACATTGCCTTCGTCATCTACGTCGATTGTCGTCAAGTTAGCAAGTGCAAGCGCATCATCTAACGCATCCGCACGTACGTTCAACTCTCGCGCAATCGCTCGAAACTCTGCCTTGACTAGCCGCTGGTTTGCGGCAGATATCCGCGCATTACCACGTTCTTCCGATTCCTGTGCCTTCTTTACTGCTTCCGCCTTCTCCGCCTCTAGTCGCTCTGTTGCAGTCATTTCTGCAGTCTGTCGTTCTGTCTCCGCTTGTTCTAACGTAGCCAATTTCGTTTTAAGATCGTCGTAATCTGCGAACTTCTCTGCCTTCTTGCGTTCCCTCGCGATTCTTTCCGCTACTACCCGATCAAGTTCCTCTTGCGTAAATGTCTTCTCCGGTGCTGGCTCGGGGTTAAATTCCGGTTCCGGTTCAGGCTCTGCGAACATTTGTAAATTAAGCGGATACTTGCGGGTTTCTCTATTTTTCATATTTATATCCTCCGGATTTAAGCGCTCCGTGCGCATAGTATCCGTAAAGTTTATAACGTCGTTCACGTCTGGACGCGCAGTCTATTCCGCTAGTAATTCCGGTGTTCTTGCTGGTGATATTGAATGTCGACAATTCGGGTGGAATATTTCACGCCGCGGAAGATCCCCGATGAACGGACAGTCTCCGGGAGCATCACGTATCAACTTGACTATCCGACCTTCCCACTTTGCACATGCATCTGATGCGCCATGACGAGATATTCTCCCGTAATAAGCCTTACGTCCGATAGCTTCGTTAATGGTCGCGTCCATATGTGTTCGTGACATCTTCGTACGTGATACCATTTCAACGTAGTTCTCTGGCTTCCAGCGACGTCCAGCCGCATCAATAATGCCGGTATCGACTGCGCTTCCTAACGTTGTTCTCATCTGCACAAGGATCTCGCGACTTAACGTCTTTTGACCGTTAACTCCACGTGTCATATTCGCGCGAAACGAATCTGCCGTAGCCTGGCGAACTGCTTGTTTAACCCGGCGATCAACGTTTTGAGTTACAGCTAGTAAATCCGCATGAGTGTCTGCGACTGCTGCTGCTACGAATTCGTGATTGATTCGGCTGAACTTCGCAATCTTACGCGCTTCTTCTATTGTGGGCACAACGCCGAGATCGACGATTGCGCGGATAACTCCATCTGTGGCCGCCTTCGTAACGTGTACTTCGACCCATTGCGCAGAGTCAGCGTTTAAACTTCGGAGTATCTTCGCCACCTCTGCGAGTGCGGCGTTAGCATTAGCGCGTGACATATCTGATAAATCCAAGCGTTGCAACTCAGCAGATATCGCGATAATAGCAGATTTATACGCGTTGACGAAAAGTGATATGTCGCGGTTATAGCTCGGGTCGGTTAACGCTACTACCATTACTCAATTACCTCGTTAAATACCGTCGAATCCACAGTACCGTTCACGCGCTTCTCGTCAGCATCAATTCGTAAGATTATTTCACTAGCAATTGCGTCATTAACGCCGTCAAGCGTCTTAATTGCGTCCTGTACGGAAGACGTTGGCTTACCACCGGTTCGTATCTGCGCCACTTCTGCAGCTTCCTTCTCGTCAATCGGAACACCGTCACGCCAATTAATCCGTGGATAAACGGGATCATATGGAACGAATCCAGCCACACCTTGATTAGCGTAGTTTTCAAGTTGCATTGCCGTCCATATTGCATCGCGTAAAGCACGGTCAACATGAGAACGGATTCGATTAACCTTCGCCAGTATCGGCATGAATCGCGCCTTGATTGCGCCGGAATCCGTATGTGATGTACCAGTACCGCCTTTATCTGATGCAAGCGTTGTACCGAATAACCACTGGGGCGTTTCTGACATTTGATATACAAGGCCGAGGAGTATATCGAGCTCCATAAACGCAGAAGTTAACTGCCCTTCCCACGTCATATAGCCGGGGGTGACATCGGTTTTGTCTAGCGGAATGTATTTACCCCCGAACTTAACACTACCTTCGCCTTCTTCGTCAACGTCCGGACCGAATGCAGTTGGGTCGCTGTGCTTCCAAAGGATATAGTCGATCTGTGCTAACCGCTCGTTAATCGCGCTCAATACGCTCTCAATCTTTTCAACTCCGTTGATGCCTTCCCACCGATCATCAACGCTTTTATAAGGGATATGGTGAATAAGCAATCGGTCTGTACCCGTTTCGATGACGTCCTCATCGCGCCCAGTATCTACTTTGTCCCCAATCGTAAACGTCGGAATAGGCACGCCCCAATCAGTATCGACTCCGCGTTCAGCTAACCTATATTTCTCATAGACAATGTATCCGGGGATATGGCGTTCAACGACTAGGTACGGCTCATAGTTGACCGTCTCACTAGAGAGCCACCGTATTACTCTTCCGTTAGGCTCCTCTACCCAGTCAACCCACGCGATACTAATTGCCTTAAACTTCTTACGCGATCCAGTCGATAACTCCGGAAATACTATATTCGCGGGTACTGACTCGATAATTGGCTCAAATGTCGTCTCGGGGGCTTCTAATCCGAGTGCTAACGTCTCACTAACATCAGCTCGCGCACCATAATACGTCTTAAGAAATGAGTCACCCCGGAATCCGCCACCTATAACTGACTCATGCGTCATCTGCGTCAAATCGTTTTCCTCAACAATTGAGTCCAACCGTTCTTGTTCGCGTGAGCCAGCGCCGGTTCCAGCTTCATACGTCGGTGGTTCTCCTGTAAGTAAATCCGCCGGCTTCGTAAGCAAGATGTCCATTAGGTTAACCGCGATAAACAACGTTTTAAGTTGCTCCGCATGTGGCGTATTTTTTAGTAGAGACGATGCTCGATCATATATTTCTGGATGGCGCCCGTCAAATATGATTTGTCCGCGTTTGTAGCGTGCTAGGCGCGGAATATGAGAGGGCGGTGGATAGATGGCGCCTGTTTCGAATAACTTCGTCAAGTTGCGTCCTCCTTTCGTTGTTTTACATCCAATTCGGCTTATTGCGGAGTTGTCTGCGCGATTTCTTCGATATGCTTACTGCCATTTCCAGGGCATCCGGTAAGTCGTCGTGTGCGCCACTCCCGTAAAGTTCAAACTGTTCAAGTAATAGCGCGTGTTTACGTGAAAATTGAATAACGCCGCTTTCGGTATCCGGTAGCAGCGCTTCTATCCGCAGGTCTTTACGTGACCGTTGGTGTATTTCCTTAACACGAGTCTGTGACGGGTAGCCTGCCGCCCTTAACGCATCTTTTAGTTTCATTACAAAGAACTCCTGAGCCGCTTGCGCCTCTGCCGCGATACCTGCAGGTTGAAAGCGTAGCGTCTTCTCAACTATGACGCGTAAAAACTCGTCAGGCTTAACGCGTTCCCCATACGCATCGATAACATAGAGTGTTCCGCTTTGTTTATGTCGTGCCACCGTAACAACCGCCGAGTAATCTCCGCGTGTCTTACCCATTGCGAAATCAACGCCCATGTATACGTCATACTCGGAAACTGAACGCGGGTACTGCGAGAATACTTCGCTTAGTTTTGCATCCCAATACGTGAATGTTTCGGGGTTGAATATCATCGACTCTTCATCGACCGGATTGTTCATATACTCCGTGTTAAAAGCCTTACTTCCGTTATCCCATTTCCATGTCATCAATTTCCATAACGGCTGTACTTCGGGCCATAGTACAACGGAACCGGCATCCATTTCTCCGCGGTGCAATTCGTAATACTCTTTCGCGTCTGCAGCTCGGTTAGGGTTATCGCGGTCAACGTAGATAAGTCGGCAGGTTTCCCATATGTCCATTCGTGTTGGCCATTCGATAACTGCGCGGTATACTCGCGTTTTGAAGTCGGAACGCTTCGTTAAAACATTGACGAGAAGCGCTTCGTGATGTACCGTTGTTCCCATATATACGAGTGCGGTACGCTTTCCTTTCGGATCTCCTAGCGGTACAACTGTCTGCGCAAACCAATCGCGCATTTTCTTACGTAACTCCGGAGTCGCTGCGTTAGACTTAACATCCTCTAAGTCATCGCAAACGAGAATATCCGGACGCACACCGTTCCAGTTACGTCCACGGAGCGCCTGATTAGCGGACGCTGCTTCAAACTTAGCTAGTAACCGCTGAGTCCCGTCTTCGTTACGTTCCCACGCGATAAACTCCGACGAATTATCTTTTGGATTCTCTTGCTGTTTTGGTGATAATAACTGTCCGAAGTCGCGGCGCAGTTTAGCGTTATGCTTTAGTTGTAGCGATATCCAATCGAGGTTACCACTGGATACTGCCGGAGTTTCCGATATAATAATTCCGTATTTTCGTTTGCGATAAAGTAATTCCCTCAACGGAAAGGCCTTCGATAAATACGTTGACTTTGCGTGCGAACGAGGCGCGGCAACTGCAACCTTGTCGTTTATATTAACGTTGGACACATCGTCCATTACGTCGCAAATATCACGGTGAAATGTAGGTGCTTCGGATATATGCGCGATATCGAATCCGTCCCAATTACCTGCGTTACCTGGATTGCAAGCTTCAGAAAAGTACTCGATGGAAAACTCTAGTAAATCCGTTTCTCCGTCGTGAATGCGTTGGAGGCGTTCAAGCTCCGCTAATTGTTCGTCAATCTCACACTGATCGTCCAATGATAGGGAAACGATATCCACACCGTCTAATACGTCGATTAACGCTGATATTTCGTTAATGCGTGATTCGCGTTCATCACGCCCAATCCACTTTCCGCCATCTCCGTTTATTACCCACGCGATAGATACCGCCTCCCTTCTGTAAATTGCCGTGTTTTCAGCGTGCACAAGCGATTCTGTGCGTTAATTGGTATTAGCGTTAGGTACCGTTGATAAAAGCGCTAGAATGTGGTCAGATTCTACGGTTACTGTTTTAGCGCGGATTGCGCAAGGTCTTACACATTCGTTGTACCACCGATCGAACGATAACCCCGCCCGGTCTCCTAACGTGTCAATAACTAACGTAGGGCGAAGACCGAGCAATATACGCATTTTTTCATAAGCTACTAGGCGGAAATTAGGCGTAGTGGAATTGCGGAACATATCGTTAATCTCACACGCTGTATCCGAATCATCTACGAGAACGACTATAAAATCGTACAATTACGTAGCCTCCTTCGTTATCCTTGAATCTGGGCGTGATATAGGCGTTTTACTTCGCGACCTTACGATTACCGTCCGAAAGTGTTAACGCGTTGATATCACGGTGAGATTACGGTAATATACAGGTGATCACGTCGTGGCTCCCGAAAAAGTCAAACGTTAATTTTGATACGCGGATTGTTTCTGCACCTGATTGCGGCCCATAACAAAGGTGGCTTGGGGTAATGCATCACCGCGTTAAAGTAACTGCCCATTTATACAACTACCATTATATTTCATTTATGCATCATATATGCAAGACATGTTCACAAAATACGTGTTTTACACACAAGTAGTAGTCCAGAAACCGCGCCACATCAACGTTTGTAGGCACCGTGTAATTGCGCCATATTCATTGCATATACATTTACCAGTACATTACGTGTATAAACCGCGCCAATACGCCATTCTCACGAAATATAGCTGGTAATTTATACATTGGTGTATCTGTCCCTACATATACGAATATGCATCGAGTATGCAACGGGTACTTACGCCAAATTCAACGTACCTTCTCAGTAAATTGAAAAGTTTCGAGAGGGTCACGCGTCAGGAGTTGCTTGTAGGTAAATCACAGTTTTACGAAAGAACACGAAGTCTACGCAATCGTATCTCTTCCTATTATACGTGTTATTATTCTACTGTTTCGGATTCACCGTTCTTGCGTTGCTTAAACGTCTCTATCCGTGCCCTCAACGCACCGACGTCCGTTCCTCCACTATCCTTCGTCTCTACTTCGATCTTATCTGTGAGTAGTCCACTGATTTGTAGCGCCAGTTTTGCCATAGCCGCGTTACCATCACGCATAGCAATCGTAGACAGTGAATCAACCAGTTCCGGCAACTTAGCGCTATTATCCCGTACAATAGCACGCTTAAACTCCGCATCAAACGTAGCGTCTTTCCGCCAGTTTTCAAGCGTTCGAGCAGTTACTCCGCATATCCCCGCAATCTCTTCGTAAGTCTTTCCGCCTTTGCGTGGCTTCGCTAACCATTCGATAGCAATCGTCTGTTCCGATGTTAATGCCTTTGCCATTTAATCATCTCCTTTACGTTGTATTAGCACTCGGCTACGCTACCCTTACGTTTACATCTCTGCGCAACTAGAACGCCTATATCACGCTCAATCTACGTTAATAATCACCGTTACTGGTCCGTTGTCATTGATAATAACGCCATCGTTACCACAGATATAAACGCTGTCTTCCGGACCATATACGATGGTCCTTACGCCTTCCCTGCGTGATAACTCCGCTGATAGTTCTTTCGTAGACACCGTAGTTAAGTCCGGAGTAAACTCGACTCTATCACGTATTAACCGCGCATAAGCTTCGTCATCCGTTTCGTAGGTAGCTACATAGAATACGAGTTCCTTACGTACAACCGCGGCTTCTTTACCTAACCGCAGTAGAACGTAATACCTACCATAGTTTTCACGTATATTCTCCGTGTCCGTTCCGAGTATCTGCGCTATAGTTTCCCGTATCCTAACGCTCATTACGTGAGCACCTCCCGTTTATACATGCGCCATACCTATCGAGAAACTCCGTAACCACCTTTAACTCTTGCGAGGTACGACTGGCGATGCAATCTTCCGCAATAGGTCCGTCTAAGCCCAGCGATACAAGTGTTTCGTATGCGCTTATCTCTTCCTCCGTGTAATTTGCCATTAGCGTAATCCCTCCGTTTATATTAGCGTTAACCCTACGCGTTTAATCGTAGTTTATAGGGCTTTGGTTTTGGTGTTCTACATGAGGTACTTCTTCGAGTATGCTTCATGTACTTACACATAAGGTCTAAAGCCTTCTGCAAAGTTCGCATTCATCTGTGCCGGTTCCCGTCCCAGGACAGTTTAATTTCTAACGCGTAAATCACTTAAAAAACTTATCGCGGTTCAGATATTAACATGTACACAAGGACGATCTTTGTCCGAAGTGTCGGGCGCTCTCCCCGATTATCTTTGCCTCGCTTATTACGTAGTATATAAGATAAGAGTTGCTCAGAGCCTAAAACGGCTGTAACCGTTGGTGCTCTAAGGCGGAGGTCACTTTTGAACTCCGCAGTATATGGAACGAAATCGCTCTAACTCCGCAGTATATGGAACGTTTTTAAAACGGAAGCTCATCGTCAGCCCCGTCATAAGCGGCTGCCATACGTTTATTTTGCGTAAACTCATACCGTACGCTTTGCGTGTATTCATCGTCATCGCGTCTTTTACGATACATTACGTCTGGATTCATCTTTATCACGATCGCTCCGTATGCTTCCGATCTCATCACGAAACCGTGGCGGCTTAATTCTTTCATACCGCGAGTCACCGTTTGTTCCTCCGTACCAATACAACGCGCTAAATCCGCCTGTCTCATGTGATTCAATGCGTCAAGATTGCGCTCATCCGGATTGTGGCACAAGTAAAGACGCTCGTAATGAATGTGCGGAATCATACAATGTAAAAGACCAGCCGCTTGAACTGATAGATTTTTAACGTCCGATCTCGTTCTAGTCTGATAAACTTTCGTAAAGCGCCCGTCACGCAACGTTTCACCAATCGTGTGATATTCCTTATTTATCGCGTAGACCTTGCGTCGTCCGTCCTTACTCTCCGTTAGTACTCCACATGTGACTAGCGTCTTTATAACAGTTTCAGTCCAACGTTGTGCTTTACCGATTGCCTTTGCTACCTCAACGATTCCCATACGCTTGCCTTCGTAATAAAGGTCACCGTACTTGTCTAACCGCATATATGGAAGCAACTTCATGACCGCGCCAAGCTCGTTAATCTTAAGTAGCGTATTCAAGCGCTGAACCGGCTCGTGATACGATGTAACATAATGCTTCGTATTCCGTGATGCCGCGTCTGCACGCTGTGCATAGTCACGCTTGCGCTCGATGTCCTCTTCGGATTCAATACGGTAACCGTCGAGTGGAACCGCCTGCATCCAGCGCCCATCCTCATCCACAAACGTTCTGATTGCACTAGTCATTAGCGACCACCTCCAGGTTCAATGCGTGTAGGAATGCCCTCGCAACTAACGGTGTTTCTACTATTTCACGGAAGTTAGCGAACCATTCTTTTACCTCTGGTATCACGCAGATAGCGAAGTCAAAACGCTCGCCCTCCGTCATATTACGAAGATCATTGAAGTTGTAACCAAGCTGCTCCGTGATTACTTGTACAGAATAATTCGTGTCAGGTCCGAGCCTATACGTTTTATTCATACACACTCACCTTCGCTTGCAACATCTATATGTTCGCGCTGTTGTTGCGCCATTTATAACGTCCCCTTTCGTTAGTAAACTTTAAATTGTTGTTAAATCAAGGGTTTACTAGGTTTACTCGGTAAACTACATGTGTTATAATAACCTAAAGAATCCCAAATAGGAGGCGTAACAAGTGAGTGAAAATGAAAAACGACAACCGAAATCTTACAAGATATTCGGACAGCAACGAGAAAAAGTAGAGGACTTGTTCAAGCAGTCCGGAATCGAGTTTGAGGGTGATTTTCTTGATCATATGGCATCCGTCTACGAAATGAATCAACTAAAGACAGGTATTGGTGCAGGTTACCAGAAGCAAATCACCACACTTGAATACCACACAAAAAGTATAGTTGACTCTTTTTTGTCAATGGTCCAAACTGAAACTGCAGACCGCCTTCAAGTATCCGAAGATTATGAAGGAAAGCTCGAAGTTCGCGCTAATGAAGTCTTTGCACAGCAACAGGAAATCCGTTCCTTAATAAATGAACTGGACGAAAAGGCAACGGAGAGTAGCGATTTAAAGTTAAAAATGAAAGAACAGACGCAACTCATTGAGGCGCTACAGAAATCATCCGCTAAAGACGACCTTATCCTCATTGAGAACCGCGACCGAATTGAACGTTTATCAAAAATGCTTACCGATAGTACCGACGCGGTAGACCACGCGAAGTTGTTAGAACAACGGTTTACCGAGTTGACCAAGATTACCGAGGATCAAGCGAAGCAACTTACCGAAGCACAGACGCAGCGTGAACTACTGGAACGTCAACATGAAGATGTTATCGAAGCACTTACGTCTAAGCACGCTGACGAGTTAGCACGTGGCGTAGAGCGCGCAGAAATCTCACAAGAGAAAGCCGTTTTAGCTGCTCGACGCGACCTCATGGAACAGGTCGAAAAGGAACGCGGGGAGAATAACGCAGATATCCGCCGTCTGTATGAAGAATTGGACAAACTTCGTCAACAATTAAGTGAAAAGTAATAAATAACGTGGAAAAGACGCCATCTCCGTAAAGGGTGGCGTAATGTTGTCATTGTCTATAACGTATAGCCTTGAGAATGCGTAAAATATACGGGTGACGCGTTATATTTCGGGGAATTAACATAAAAAGAACTCCTTTCGAAGTCCTCTTTGTTGGCTATATTGACTTATACGGAGTGCTTACTCGCTTGTGTTGTAACATACTTGTAGCTGTCTTGGTCGAAATCATCCGTGGTTATCTCATACAAATGCACTCGATTCGCGTTTTGCTTGTAGGCTTCTTCGTGGATTTCTTCCTCTGTCCCTTCAACTAAATCAAAGTGTAAGTCGTCGTCTTCACTAATACTAGATCCCGGAGCGCTTGTATTGTTATTTAAGATTGCGTAGTATTTTGTCATTTTAATAGTCTCCTTCGCCCTCATCCGATCTATTCGGCTTATTGGTCTTTTGTTACTCTCTCGGTGTCCTTCTTATGTACCAAATATACCATATCTAGTGAAATTTGACGCAGGATTCCGTCCTTACCCCGTCGAATTACTTTCGTAATCCCTTACGAAAGGACTACGTTTATCATGAAAATTACGCTTGTTACTGATACTCAATTATTCGCCGCAGCCTTATCGCAAACACGCGTCACTATTTACGATACTGACGGGCGTATTGCGGACTACGGCGGTGTCATTGAGCGTTACTCTTTGTACTCTATACGGATCGGTGGCGCTTATTATATGCGGAGTAATTTTGTGTTCTGCGCCGGCTAAGGTCTGTTACGGATTGCGCGATATAGTGCCAAAAGTGATATCGCAAGCGCGGCTATTGTAATCGTCCACCATAACGTTTCCATTGTACAGCCCTCCTGTTTGTTGAGTGAGGAAGCAAGTTGTGATAAAGTGGTTGGAAAGGGTCAGGGTCTTTCGACCCCTCGCCTTCGGTACTTAACGCATCCGCCTAGCCGCGATTTCGTTTAGTGCCTTTTTTCTTTTTACGGCTCTTTTTACCTTTAGTAGTTCGCAATACGATGATTGCTACTATTAGGTTTATCGTTGCCGTAGCGATGTCCAACCAATCTACCATTCCCTCACCTCCTACATATAATATACCATGACTCGTTTACCGTGTCAACAATTATTTGACACTCAATCCGTGTCAGTGTATATTTAGTTTATCGGAGGTACTTACGATGACTATACATTCAAACTTACGAACCCTAACGGACGCTCGCGGCATCTCAATACGTGAGTTAGCGCGTGATATCGACTACCGTTTCGAAAGTGTACGGATGATGTACAATGACGAAATGGAGCGTTACCCGCGCGACCTTCTCGCTAAACTATGTGTTTATTTCAACGTTACGGCGGCGGAACTTCTCGTTTTACACGATTAAAAAGAAAAGGATGTGTTGAGATGAAAGCACGGGAAGAGTGGAAGAAAGCAAGCAGATTAAAACGGATCGATATACTGCTTTACGGATTACTTGCGCTGGGATTATGGGTCCATATTGTGCTCCTTATTTGTGGAGTTGAGTACTAACCCCTCGGCACTGCACGAATGGTTCCGTCAACTCTCCGCCGTTTTCTCGCAGATTATACGTAACAACTTTCCCAGGCGCTATATCACGTTCATACCGCGCCGCCCTTTCCTCATTACGAATCTTAGCGCCAGCATCTACGCGCCAGTTTTCGTAATTTGTCCGACGTCTGCGCTTTGGTACGCGGTAGTCACGTCCGTCAGTGCCGACTTCCTCCGCAGCCTTAAGACTCGTTTCACGGTCGCGTCGGAGGTCTAATTGGCGTTGGCTAAAGAACGGGTACTCGTTATGCTGTACCTTGTACGGATTTGGATCTGTTATTTCCTCGTCTAATACCGCGTCAGCCAATCGGTCAATCAGCGCCGTATTCAACGTTAATGATACCGGACGCTCACCAGTGCCACCTCGCTCAACCCACGCATCTATATTGCGTTGATTAACGTCAGCATGCGCCTTTACATAGTCGTCTGATATGCGTTGGATTAACGCCATACGCTCGGTGCGGTCAGCTATATCGTATTCGATACCGCCGTAACCAAAACGGATATTCGCGTCATTCTTGCGTCGTTTAATCGTGACTTCTAAATCCGATACCAATACCGCGAATAGTTCCGTATATGTTAACGTCATTAAACCGCCTCCTTTGTGCGTGCAATCGCAATATCAACGTATTCCTGTTCACGTTCAATCCCAACGTACCCAAATCCCTCACGTTTTGCAGCTACGGGAGTTGTCCCACTGCCTGCAAACGGATCGAGAACAACTCCGCCCGGAGGCGTTACTAAGCGTATGAGCCACGCCATAAGCGCGATGGGCTTAACTGTTGGGTGATTGTTCTTTTGCGGTATTTGCGCTGGTTCTCCGCGTTCAATGCGTGCTCGTTCTCCTGCACCCATCGCGTTTCGTGGATTCGTCATGTCGCGCCCGACGCTGTTATGCGTTCCTGATGTCTTTACCTCACCCTCGACCTCGTTTCCCATCCAATTCGCGTTACGATCCGCCTTACTCGCTTTCTTACAGACTTCGCGCGGCGTTACGTTGAAATACGGGGAGTAAAACGCGTTTTCGTCCAGCGTGATGCAATTCGCGGGAAACCGTCCGGCTGTTCCGTCATATACCGTATTGGTGTTTTTGTGTTCGTTCCATCCCGACGACTGCCCAAACTCACTAGAAGCTTTTCGCTCACGAATTACGCCCAGGCCCTCACCAATCCGACATCCGTCAATATTAATCGCGCCTGTACCGAACTTCTCGACCGTTTCGGCTACTGTACCCCCGAGCGGTTTCCTAGCGACGATAATCGGTTCGTGTGCGGGCTTGAGTGTGGTTCCCCAGCCGTCCCATTTACGGGCGAGTTCGGGGGCTGGAGCTGTTAAGTCAAATTCTTTTTTATACAGACCACCACTCGCATCTATTCCGTCATTAGCGTAGCCGACTTGACCAAGGCCTGTCGATTTGTGTTCAATAAACTCACGATCTGCCCACGAGTCACCCGGCTTTCCTTTGCGTCCGTTCAATCGCCACACTTCCGCATCCATCTCGTCAGATAGCGAAAGTATTTCTTTAAGCTCCGCCCATTGATCTAATTTAGGTACGCGTGGCTTAACGGCCCCATCCGTCCAGTACGTAGTCCATTGCTGTGCGATATTCTCGGCATTAAAGTGCGCACAAATATCCGAACGAGTCTTACCTTCGCGTTCCATAGCATCCACTATAAATCGCGCAACTTTTGCGTTAGCGCCTAAATCCTCTGTCCGTCTGCGGTCAAACGCCTTCCCGACGTCCATACTCTTCGGAAATCCGCTAAAATAAAGCCACTCGATAACGTCGCGAATCTCGAATCCACCGAGCCGCAGCGCAATCGTCATTAAGTCCTGCGTACGAGTTCCGGCGAACACTAACGCATGTCCTCCCGGTTTCAGTACGCGGAATACTTCGCGCCATAAATCCGGATGCGGAACGAAAGAATCCCACGCCTTCCCCATAAATCCGCCGTGACCGTGGTCATATGTTTCTCCGGCGACCCATTTCGTTAATACTTCCGCTATATTCGGCTCCTTCGATAACCCGTAAGGCGGGTCGCAAACCACACTATCGAAAAACGCGTCCGGATACCCTCGTAATACTTCCGCACTATCGCCGCACAACACTACGTTAATTTCACCCACGCAAACGCCTCCTCTTCGTTGTCTTCCGCTAACATCTCCACACTAACCTCTCCGTAATCCCACGCCTGATATACCGCTGCGATCCGTTGTACCGCGATATCTACGTATTCACTAACGTTCTTTTGCGATATCTTCATCAACTTTGCCGCCTCTGATTGCGTAATATCAGCGCCATATACCCACGCGATTGCTTCCGCCTGCCGCGGCGTCAGATTCGCGGTATTCATAGCGGTGTGTAGATCGATGAGCAAGCACGATGCGTCCATGTCTCCGCCAAATCTCCGTGATGCGATGCGGTGGCGGTCGCGCAGTAGTGCTTTAACCCCTTCTGCGTCATTTAGCGCATATTTAACGCTGTATTGGCGTTCCATTTTCTCCGTATCTATTTTGACTGCGCCCAATTATACCGCCTCCAATTCGCTGGAACTCATGCTTGTCTGTTGCACAAGTTCCGCGTTTATATTACGTTTACTTTCCGCACATTTAGCGTATAATAAGCGTATAACCTATTATTGAACGGAGGATTCCGCCCATGACGACTGAACAACCCGAAGCCAAGCGCTTCAAAATCGAAGAAGTACCGCTAGTCAACCTCTTTCTCGCAACAGATAAACACCGCCGTATACGCTTCTCAGCGGATATTATCGAGCTGTATCATCTACGCGACGATAGGAACGGAGTAACTCCGCGCGTCTCATTTGGCTACGATCATGTAGCGAAAGCAATTGCGATTAAACTTGCGGCATCGTCTACGGACCCAACCGCCGCCAACATTGATAAACGCGGTTACACGTCTGCAGCGCATTTCTACCGTAAGACTCAACTTGCGGAGGTTTCGCGCCGTTTTGTGTTCGCCGCTGAACAAGACGGATGGCTCATATTTATTGCGGCGGAGGAATAACGCCCGTTTCTTTCGCGACCTCTACGCTATCCTCGTCAGCAACGCGTTTGCCCGGCGTACGGCTATCGGGAACATTACCGCGAACACCGTCGATGAATCCGTACATGTAGCCGGTTTCGTACGCTTTGCGATAATCGTCATAGGCGCTCATTCTGCTAACTCTCGCATGATGGCGTCAACTTTCGCATACAACTCCGCTAGCGTCCCGTCATTCACTATTTCGTAATCCACCGTGAATGAATCAACGTGCGACTCCGTATCGTGCGTTAAGTCACGCAGATTAAACGTATCAGCGGATTGGATGGCGCGGCCAATGCGGAGTGTTTCCGGTGCTTTGATACGGATAATAACGTAGGATTCCGCGCGGCAGCGGTCGTATTCGTTCGGCTGGCGTAGGTCCGTGATTACAGCGCGGAATGGGATATGAGCGTAGTAAACTCGCTTTATCTCTGCAAAACACTTCCATACCCATATGTCCTCATCAATTAATCTGCGCATAAGTTGACCGTGCGTTTGATAACCTATGCGCGGTTTAGGATCGCGTGGAATCTCCGGATAGCGGCGGTGAAAATCGTTCTTCAATTCGTCGCCGAACGCGAATTGCGTGTATCCGTAGTTTTGCGAAATGTAATCGCCGACCGTATCCTTACCGCTGCGAAGACCACCGCATATGCCGATATTGGGTAACGTCATTATGCGGACACCTCCTCGCGGGAATCATCGACAATGCGTACTTCATCGATATAAGCCCATCCGCCTCCAACGAATGTGAGCCCTCTATCTGCTTCGAAATAATCGCTTGGTTTAACGGCTTCGACTACGCGGTGCTTACGCTTATATCTGTATTCCTCATTAACGATATCCCCTACGCGAACCTCCGTAGGACTCGGCACGCTCACATACTCCGCAGGCACATCGAGTTCTAGCGCACGGAACAACGCAATCACCTTTCCGATATGAACGTTGAAGACTTCGCCAGGCGTGGCTTTAGCGCGTCCAACTACGGCTACCTCGTCGGTAATGTGTTTATAGCGACAAATTGCGGTTACCTTTCGTTTATCACGATTAACTACGAAATCAATCACTAAAGGTCCGTGTTCGGTATGCGCTGGAATACCGATTTTACCGTAAGCACCCGTTTTTACCTTATCTACCAACCACATAACGTCAGCCTTCGCACGCTCAACGATCTCATCGCGGATTTGTTGCGGAGACTTAGCTTCCATAACCTTCGATATACTGCGCATCTGCTCATCAAACGACATCAGAGTAGTTGTAGACTCCAACGTTGCCACGCGCTTTTCTAACTCCGCAACTTTCAGCGTCAACGCTACGATGTTCGCTACCGATTGTTCCTGCGCGGGGCGCTCAGATAGTGGTGCGGATACTTTAGCGGTTGATAGCGGTTCGAGTACGCGGTATTCTACGCGTTCCGTATTAAGAAATCCGGTATCATCGTGCGTTAGCGTCGTGTCTATCGCTCCCTCGGCGAGGAAATCGCATAACTCCGTACATACTCCGATCTGTCCAACGGCAAGCGTTTCGGTCTCGCGGTATTTTTCGCGAATAGCGGTAACAATAACGCGCTCGCCCACCGCTGCCTTCCGATCGACCATGTGGAATCGTTCGTTGTTGATGCGGATAATATTGGATGGTTCGAGGACTACGTAAGTAGCACGTTCTACATCGATAAAACCATCTTCATCGTGTGTGAGTGTTGTATCAATCGAACCATCATGAAATTGTCTGGTTCGAGTACATACGCCTATGCTGCCAATAATCGCCTCGCCATCACTAAGTGACGCGGTAACTTTAATCCGTTCCCCTACGCGCGCCTTACGGTTAACCTCGATATACTCATGTTCGATTACGCCGAGTGATTCGTCCTTCAATACCATGATATTTTCGATACTGTCCGCCTCCTCGATTTTTAATTCGTCAAATTCTAACGTGAACCAGTCGCGGTAACTTTCGCCTTCATGGTCAATTTCGATAGGCCACCATGATTTATCCCCAACGTCGTCTACGATCACATAATCCCTAGCATACGTAGCTACAACCTTATACCGTTTACCTACCGTGATATCGCGTCCTTCATCGTTCTTAAAACAACGTAAGTACTTCGTCATCTAATCGTCTCCTCATTGTCAATTAGTTGCACCTTTACTCCCTGCCTTCCGAAATCCCACGCATCCTTTTCACGCGCCACCAACACGTCAATCTTACGCCCCTTAATCAATCCACCAGTATCGACGGCAATCGCCTTAAACATTGTGCCGTCAGCCAAGCGAATTTCCAGCGTTGACCATAACGGGATTACTTTCGGATCAACCGCCACGACGCGGAGTTCACGGTGATATATCGTGTGCCTAACGTCAATCTCCGTTTTGGTAAAACCGGTACACCCCGTGTCGCACATCGCAACGTACGCCGAAGCGTCGAATGTTCGCCAAGTTTCTGAAGCTACAGGAGTTGTCTCCGTCGGATAATTGCCTGAGTTATCCGTCGTTGACTCCGTGATATTAGAAGTTAGCACTTCTAAATTCGGAGGGACACCGTTTATTCCGAACACTACCGTAATGACTACGATTGCTATTTCGATGATACTTCGCGAGATTCGTCCGCCTCCTTATTTGCGCTTTACGTCTATGGCGATAAGCATTCCGATAATAAACCCACCAGTATATGCAATAAACCCCTCCGCAGGTGTTGCACCGCGTAATTCAACCGCGAGCATCTGCCACGCTAAACCTACGGTAAGCCCGAGTAGTGCCGCCATTTACTTCGCCTCTCTTTCGCTAAAATACGGAGTTAACCACGCGTCAACTTTAACAATTTCATCGCGGATGCTTAACGCTAGTTCGGATATCTCCGCCTGCGCACCGTTACCTGGACGTCTCTTCGCGTAGAAATCGAGCAGCGTCCGTAGGTTACCGGTCATAACGAGGTTACACGTAGCTGCGTTCGGGAGGACCATGCGTGCGTCTTCCGCAGGGACTCCGGCTTTACGGAGATCGTCATAGGTACGCTGAGCGGATTCCATTGCGTAAGTGAATATTTCCTCCTTCGCCATCTGACGCGACATTACCGAAGTACTTTGCGCCTTCCTTTTCGACGATTTCCGTCGGCTTGAGCGGAGAGTAACACGTTCGGATTGCGGTAAGGGCGACTGCTGCGCGGTGGTTGAGTCCGTCGACTACGTAAGGATTACGCATTTGACGAGTGACTCCGACGTCCTTTTCGTAATCAAACTGCGAGATAAATTCGTTCGCTAACGCTGAGTGTGCAATTAATTTAACGTTCAATTTTCGTCCTCCTTTATGCGGATAATTTGTTAGGCTGTATGAGGTGACTAGATGCAAGTTTATATTTCATGCACTCTACTTGACTAACGACCGGCTGTATTAACTTTTCTATGTTCCAAGTGTCGTATCTTCTAAAGTAGAGAGCCCATGCGTTTGACCTTTTAATATACTGTAGTCGTGGGGTTAGACCGAACTTCGTTTTTAGGTACTCAGATATCATCTCATTCTCTTCTAAGCTAAAAGCGTTAGTAGATAAGCTATATGACAAAGAGTCTGGGTGTTTATCGTAGTAGCCGTCGTCCATAAACCATACAGCTAATGTTATTTCGTCGACTTGATGTAAAAACTCCTCCGATATCTTTTTTCGCTTATCCCTATAAATTAAACTGTGAATATCCGAGAGTGTGGGGGAACTTATTGACTGGAAATATACATAATCGTTTGGAGACTTTTTGTAAACTCCACCATCGATCAAATTAAAGTTACGCACCTCAACTAGCTTTTTAATGTGTTTATACTTCCAGAAGAGATACTCCGCCTTATTTATTGAGTGTCCCACACGTATGTTAGCCTGTTGATTTATGCTCCTCCTTCGAATTGTTGCGTCTGCTATAGCGGTTCCGAGAAGAACTTTTTTAGCGTATGCTTGTGCTTCCAAATCCCCCACTTCCTCTCTCAGTCTCCGTCAACTCTTCGACAACTTCAAATGTGGCGCGGATGATTGGCGTGATAATACCTTGTGCGATGCGGTCACCTTTGCGGATGATGTACGTTCCCACCGGAACCTCTCGCGGATACATATCATAGTGGTTATCATCTGCGTAGGCATTACGATAATGGCGGGTGTCTTCCGTAACAACGCTACCGCCGTCCAGCGTCTTGTAATTACGGCATGTATCGACGCGTACACTAATGGTCCCAGAATAACGTAACTGCGCAATGTTATCGATAATAACTTTAACTTCTCCGCGGAAATCCGCATCACATGTTCCAGGTGCGTTGCCGACTCGCAGCTTCGTATTCTTCGTGATACCCGATCGCGGACGAATCTGCATTTCGTGTCCTTCCGGAATTTCGAACGCGAGTCCCGTCGGGATTAACGCGGTTTCACCTGGCGCGATGATAACGTCCTCGGTGGCGACTAAATCGAAGCCGGCGGATAATTGCGTCGCGTATTCCGGTACCGCGGCGTATTCGTGTAACTTGCGTATTTTCACGTTCATACTGCGTCCTCCTCTGCAAGAATCTTCGCAACGTAGCGCGCGAATATCGACTTTACTATTGCAGTCTCGTTCTCTTCGTCGCCGATCGCCTCGCTCACGGCGTTGATTATCGGTATTAAGCGGTCTATCTGCGATTCTGTTAATACATCGCTGAAATCTATATCCTCCGCATCTAACGCAACAATTAATGCGGTGACGACCATTACGTCTTCGATATGCTTCTTTGTCATACTTCGATCACCTCCGTTTAGTTAATGGCGCTTCGTTTGCGTGTTACAAGGTATTAACGTTCGCCAATCGCCATTATCGCGATTCTGCGTAATTTTATTTCGTCTTACATATACATCAACGACGTTCAACCAATTTAGGCACACCTAGACGCAAAAAAGAGACGGAGTATTTCTCCGTCTCTCCGTTTTATAAATCGTCAAATCCGTTATCCTCGCCTACCTTACCGTAGTTACGCGATTTCCCTTCGAAGAAATCTGTCTTAGTCGTATTTAATGCGTCATCCGAGAACGGTTTAATCCACGGCATACAGTTGACGTCTACACCTTCATACGCGTTCTCAAGTCCCATCATCCGTAGCCTGCGATTCGCAATGTACCGAATGTAATCGGACAGCTCATGCAAGTCTACGCCGCGAACGTTGGTCAGTGTATACTGCGCCCAGTTAATTTCGAGTTCAACTGCGCTGTCGATCGTCGCGTAGGCGTAATCACGGTTAGCTTGCGTATCAAGTTCGGGATAATCCACTAGTAGTTGCTTAAATACTTCCGCGAAGAAATAACAGTGCTGGTTCTCATCGCGTTGTATATAGCTGACCATCTGCGACGTTCCCATCATCTTTTGGTCGCGTGCTAAGTTGTAGAAGAACGCGAATGTACTGTAGAAGAAAATACCTTCGAGTATTAAATCGGCGACCAGCGCTTCATAAAACGTTTGCGGCGTCTGCTCCTCACGGAAATTCTGGTAGATGTCGGATATAAATTGATTACGCGCCAGCAATACGGGATCATTCTTCCAGTATTCGAATATCTCACGCTGTTCTTGCTCGGAGACTATCGACGATAACACGTAGGAATACGACTGATTATGGACAACTTCTTGCTGTCCGATGATCGCACATATTGCTTCTAGTGAGCTATCCGTAAAGTAACGCCGCACGTCGCCTACGAACATCGTTTGCATCGAGTCCAATACGGCGAGCAATGATATATTCACCTTGAATGTGCGTTGCTCCTCCGGATCGAGACGCGTAAACTGCTGCGCGTCCTTTGCCATCGGAATTTCATCCGCGATCCAGTGGTTGAGCAATAACACCTTGTACAGCTTGTACATATGCGGCATCCGGATGTCATTCCAGTTGACTATCCCAGAGCATTCCCCGTTAATAATCCGCGTAGATTTATTCGGTGCTGTCGTGTTGAATATCGTTTGTTGGCGCAAATAATCGCATCCTTTTCGTTTTATTATGACGCACAGCTTTCGCACTCTTCGATCGTCAACGCGCGACTCCTCACATAGTACGTACTCTTAAGTCCCGATTTCCACGCGTCAATATGCAGTGCTAGGAAATCCAACGCTTTAATATCCGGAGTCACATAAAGGTTGAATGACTGCGCTTGGTCAACGTGGCGCTGGCGAACGGCTGCGGCTTTAATCGACCAATGTTGGTCAATCGTAAACGCGGTCTTGTAATACCATATCGTTGCCGGCGATAAGTCCGGCGCAGGGTTAGCAATCTTATACGTTGTCTTCTCTTCGTACGAAAGCAAATCGTATAGCGGATCGATACTCGCGGTTGATCCTGCGATAATCGACGTTGACCCGTTCGGAGCTATCGCCATTAGGTAACCGTTGCGGATTCCGTTGATACCCACGTCAAACGCTAAATCATTCCATACACCCTCAACATACATTTCATTCGCGTCTACATACCCTCGCTTAACGAAGTACTCGCCCGTTGCCCAATCGCTACCTGCAAACGCAGGATACGCGCCTTTCTCCTTCGCTAAGTCTGCGCTCGCCTTAATCGTGAGATAGTTAATCTCTTCGTAAAGCGAATCGTTATACGCTACGGCTTCGTCCGATTCCCAACGTATTCCCTTTAGCGCGAGTAAATGATGAAGTCCGAATGTGCCGAGTCCGATAGCTCGGTATTGCTCGTTTGTATACTGCGCCTGCAGAACATCGATGTTGTTGATATCAATTACGTTGTCTAACATGCGGACTTGTATCGGAATCAACCGTTCGAGGACATCGTTCGGGATGGCACGCGCTAAATTAATCGATGATAAGTTGCAGACAACGAAATCACCGGGAATCTTCGTAATGATAATGCGCGTCTTTCCGTCTTTTGTAACGAGTTCTTCCGATTCCGTAACAGTCGGCGATTGGTTCTGCATAATTTCTGTGCATAAGTTTGAAGAGTATACCATTCCGCGATGACTATTCGGATTAGCACGGTTAACCGTATCGCGATAAAACATGTACGGAGTTCCCGTTTCAAGCTGCGATTTCATAATCCGTTTCATAATATCGATGGCCGGTACGGTGATTCGCGGTAACAGCGGATGCGCTACGGCTTCGGCGTATTTATCGCGGAATGAACCTACGCCGATTTCCTCATCGTAGAAGTCTTCGAGTCCCCATCCGAATGTTTTACGGACTTCATGTGGACAGAATAATGTCCAATCTCCGCGTGACTCGACCGCCTCCATAAACAAATCCGGAATACATACGCCGTGGAATATGTCATGCGCCCGCATCCGCTCGTCACCGTTGTTTAATTTGAGGTCGAGGAACGATAATATGTCTTTATGAAATACGTCGAGGTATACTGCGATGGCGCCTTTACGCGTTCCAAGTTGGTTCACGCTGACCGCCGTATTGTTAAGCTGACGAATCCATGGAATCACTCCGCTGCTAGTGTTCTTGTGTCCGCGGATATCGGAACCACGTGCCCTCACTTTTCCGAGATAAACGCCAACACCACCGCCAGTTTTACTCAATCTCGCCGCATCCGTATTGGAATCGAATATCCCCTCCAGCGAATCGTCAACGGTATCGATGAAGCATGACGACAACTGTCCGCCAGTTGCTTTTCCTGCGTTGCTTAACGTTGGCGTCGCGGTAGTCATATATAAATTACTCATCGCCCAATACGCTTCCTTAACGAGATCAAGACGCTTCTCCGCCGGTTCCTTATGCATCAAGTACATCGCGATTACCATGTAACGTTCTTGCGGTAATTCCATCACACGGGCATCGAAATCAGTCGCCAAGTAACGCTCCGTCAACGTTAAGAGCCCGATGTAATCGAATAGTAAATCGCGTTTGTAATCGATACATGCCGAGAGCTCGTCGATCTGCGCTTTCGTATAACACTCCGTTAATTCCGTACGATAGATTCCACGTGTTACCATTTCGCTAATTAACGGATACAGCGCTCCGTATGGCTTATCGCGGTACGACTTGTATCGGCGGCTATTCGCAGCTTTCTTGTATAGTTGCGTAAGTAAGCTCCGCGCAGCAACGAATTTCCAATCCGGGGATTCCTTTGTTACGAGTTCGAGCGCTGACATCGTAAACGCGGAGCTAATCTCGTCACCACTTACGGAGTCCTGGCGGTTTAGTTTAGCGTTGACACCACGTAGCAGTTGCGTCTTATCTACGCCGCCAAGACCGCTAATTACACGGTCGGCATATGCGGAGATTCTCGAAGGATCAAACGTTAATTGTCGATTATTCGGTTTAGTTACGTATTTGATAGCGTTAATATACGTCATCTCCTTCGGCTCTATATTCAAGTGCCTTCGCTAACTCACGGGCATTCTCGGCTTTACGTAACTCTAACCGCGTTATATCTTCGTGATTTCGGCGTATTACGTTAGCGATCGTTTCCGCCTCCGATTCTAGCCAGCGTATCCAGCGTTCGTTGTGTTCCGTTAGATTCACGCGTCAATCAACTCCTCGCGGATTAAGTATGTCAGTACCACCGTAATTGCGTCCGCCTCGTCGCCGTCCTTATTCAGCGCTAATTCCGGCAATCCGAAGTATATCCGTACAGCTTCCGATATCATCGCCTTATCATTACGCTTACCTGGCGAAATCGTAACTCGCCGCGCCCATGCCTTTACCGTTTGGATATTGATATCGTATATTTCGTAATCTGCGAGGGCGAACTCGGTAACTCCGTGGCTCTTGAATATTTGCTTCGTCGGAATGTTAAACCGGACAATGCCGGCTTCCCTCGGGATCACGCGTTCTATCGTCGGATATTTGCCTATTATATCCGTGATGCCTGCGTGGATCTGACGCAACCGCTCGCCATCTGACAGTTTAGCGGTGGATTTGATGAGTCCGTAATCTACCAGCGTTGGCTTGCGATTAGTGACAGATATGATTGCGTAGCCGGATTTCGTGAGTGACGTATCGAGTCCAAGGTGGAGCGTTGTGCGTGCGCTAGTTTTCGGGATGTTTCGCCACCTCCGTTTCTTTGTGGACGTATCCGGAAATAAGCGAAAGTACCATTAAGATTCCGAATACGGTCCGAGTAGACAGCGAACTATCCGCACTAAATACCATTGAGACAAAGAAAAAGAATCCGATAAATAACGCACCTATGACTCCTATATACAGGACACCATTAACTATTTTATTTATCACTTTCATACCGCCACCTCCTTCGTACTGTCCGCCCTAATTCGCTCAATCTCCGCTAATGCTTCCGCCGGTCCTTTCTTCTTAAACTCCGGTAAACTAGAACGTTGCAGCGCGCTGACTTGGCGTTTAATCTCCGCAAGTTCTTCGTCAGATAGTGACAACGAAACTGTCCGCTTAAAGTCCAGGAAAAGCCATTTGTCGATATCTAGTTTCGGGGGATTGCCTGTTTCCGCCGATTCCACGATGTCCGCAAAATGGTCAAGCACTTCATTGCGCATGTCTTTCGTAATGTGTAAACCGAACGCAGCAATATCCGGATTCTTCGCAAACTCTTCCGCAGTCATATTCCACGATTTCTTCGACGCATTAACGTAGAGGATAACGTAATAATCAACGTCGTACATTTTCGAGTAGCAGACGCATTGTTTAACGTGGTCATCCTTTGGACCGTTACGCGTTGAATAGCTGGACGTCATCGCCGACGTAGTCTGCTTACTTTTGACTTCGAGTCCAACGCGGAGAATCTCGCCATCTTCCGATACGTAGCGCATAACTCCGTCGCCAGTTCCGAAGAGTGCGAAGGACTTGCCGTTATGTTTAATGACTGCGTTCATCTTCGCGAAGTCTTCGAACATCGGCTCACCATGCTGATTCCGTTCAAACGTAAACGGTGGCACAACCCCAATTGACTTTTCGTAATGTTTCTCCGCAAATAGGATATCGCGCTGGATGACGTCACCAATTGCCGTACCGATACGGACCCAACGTCCTTGATGCGGCGGCCGATCTGATGATTCCCGTTTAGCGCCGCGCATCTTTTCGTAGAGTCCCCGTGAATCGGAATTAGCGGATGATGGCGAGAAGTACGGAATACCTCGCGCCGGCCATACTTTACGTGATTTATCCGTGAGGATGTCCGAATACCAATGGTGAATTTGCGCGTCGAGTGCGTCGTCGTATACTTCTGGTGCGGAGTGCCACGAATTTAAGAATACCGTAAAGTCCTGTGCGATTTTGTCTGCGAATTGTTGTGTAATTTATACCGCCTCCGTTTCGTTAATAAATTCGTATTCGTACGTTTCCCCACGCTGCCCAGCTTCGTACGCTAACGTTAGTAATCTGTGAATGCTTAGCGCACTATTTAAGTCGCGATGGAACGTATTATCTTCCGGAGAATCTACGTAAGCGCAGAAGTCTACGCTGCCACTATCGTCGGATGTCTTAACAGATATATCCATTGAACCATACCCATCTCCATCAATATTACGTCTCTCCGTGATCTTCATTCTGCATCATCTCCTTCACTGATTTCGTTACCATCTTCCGGTCCCCATCCGCAATTTGAACACGGTTGATCGCCGTATTCGTCCGCTAAAACTCGAATTGTTTTAAGACAGTTGGGGCAACGGTAACTTGCGGTGTCGTGCGTCATATGGCGTCCTCCTCTTCGTCAAACCACGCGTCTACATCAACTTTTTTAAGCCATCTATCCGGATTTATCTCGACGTCGCATCGTATGGGACATAGTAGTTTAACCGCGTTCTCCATCGTCTGCCTAATGCGATCCAACGCATCATGCGTAATATCTCGCGGACAGTCGATAACAAGCTCATCATGTACCTGCAAGAGAATATGCGCATCATACTTCGGTAACACGGATTCGAGGTTAACGATAGCTATTTTAAGTATCGTTCCTGCGCCTTCTTGAATCGGAAAGTTTCCCGCCATTCTCTGCGCGCTAAATATTTTCCAACGTTCCTTCGCTTTAATCTCCGCATGGAGTCTACGCTTACGTCCGAACATTCCTGTTATATACCCGTCACGCATAACCTTCGCTTGCTGCTCGTCCATATAACGTTTGATTCCGGGATATCCACGGAAATAGTTATCGATGATTTCCTGCGCAGCTTTCTTCGTAATCTCCAACGTATCCGCGAGTTTGCCGGCGCCCATTCCGTATACAATTCCGAAGTTAACAATCTTCGCTTGCTTACGGTACTTGGCGCATTCATGTCCTGGTGTATCCTTGAACTGCTCAACGTCCTCATACGTAAATTTACCGTTTGATATGAGTGCCGCTGTTGTCGAGTGGATATCGCGCCCCATTTCGAATGCCTTGATTAGCACCGTTTCATTTGCCATATGCGCCAATACACGTAGTTCAATCTGCGAATAGTCAATAGATACGAGAATACGGTCGATATCCGTTGCCATAAATAGATGGCGGATCTCTGGACGTTTCGCTGGTATCTGTTGCGTATTCGGGTTTTTACACGTAAATCTTCCGGTCGCTGCGCCCCATGTGTTGTGCCACGGATGAATCTTACCGTCCGACTTAACACTCTTCGGAAGCTTCGATGTAAATGCCTGGCGCAATTTATCGACGCCGCGGTATTCGAGGATCATCGGAATAACTGGGTGTTCCTTCGCGATTCGTTTAAGCGCTCGCACACCTGTGGAACCCTTATCGTTATCTGTCAACTTCAAATCCGCGTAGAGTTTGCGCGATAATTGAACTGGCGAATTAAGATTTATCTCCTCGCCGAGTAGTTCAAATATCTTATGTCGCATCTCCGTTTCCTCTACCGCGAATTTAGCGTCCAAATCCCACGACATGTCCGTATCGAATCGAATACCTCGTATATCTGATTTAATGAATGCGCGACATACCGGCATCTCAACATCAAATACGAGACGCTCAATTAAACGTAAATCTTCGCGTTTCTTATACCATTGCGTAATCCAATCGTATAGCTTAAGCGTCTTCTCTGTATCGCCACCTGCGTAGACTAGCGCAATATCGAGGCTGACTTCGAAAAACGGTGTCTTTCCGAATAGTGCGTCGAAGTTGTCACCGGGTAATTTCAGCCAATCCGCACACAAGTCTTTAAGTCGGTGGTTACGGTTCTCGTCAAAGGCCATCGCAAGAATACGTGTGTCAGCGTGTAATGCGTCGATTAAGTTGATTCCGTATTTAACCGCGAACCATTTACAATCAAACGGTGCGTTATGCATGACGTTAGGCTTCGTTTCCAATAAACTGCGTAACACTTCGAATATACGTTCCGTAGTTAACTCCGTCTTCTCAACGTGATTTAACGGAATGTAGAACGTTTCCTCTCGCGTTGATACGCTGAATCCCGCCATTTCACCACGCCATGGATCGAGCGCTCCGTCATCTTCTCCGAATGTTTCGCAGTCAATCGCGATTAAGTCAGCCGCATTAATGGCAGCGTACGCTTTAGCGAGCGTAGCTTCATTCGTTACTAGCGTATAATGTGACGGAGTATTTTCGACCATTGTACGCAACGTCTCCGCCTTATTACTCGCCTGCAAATCCGTATAAATACGCATAGCTTCCGCTTTGCTAAATCGCTTGCCAACGCAGGACGGGTGTCTGCCTGTTGCACCCGTCTCCATCGCGTTCTTTACGACAAGTAATCGCTCGCGGTCGATATCGCTATTCTTCATTGCTAGTATACGTACCCACGCTTCCTCCACCGTTTCCGACGCGTCCTTCTTTCGCTGAACCGCCGCCTTGACTGCTACCCGCGAAGCTGATCGCGCCGCGTCATCATCATCCGGACGATTGAGCGAAAGTTTTATTTCGATGGGGATGCGCCTCCTTGCGAAAGGTCGAAACGCTGTTCGACCGGAGTTACGAGTTTAACCCACGAAGTATCCCCGAGATAACTGTCTCCAAAATCAAAATCATTACCGTGCAAGTTTCGGATAATTGCGATTGATCCTTTCGGATAATCCAATGCTCCCGTATTTTTCGTAAATTCTACGACGTCACCGTCTTTAAGCTCGCCGACCTTACGCCCGATTGTAGCCCACTTCGCCTCCTCAGCGGGCACTTTTTCGATATCCTTCGCGTTAATATATCCATAAGTATTTTTACCGACGCGATCTACTTTGAAATCGAATATAGTACCAATAAGTCCGGTCGAATTATCGGATGTAATCTTGACCACGTCCCCCGTACGGTATTCCATTACGTCGCGAACTACCTTAGCGTGATCACCTACGTTAAACTCCGGTTTTGGCTTCGTAGCTTCTTCGTATTCTTCACGTGTAATCTTACGGAGTGCGTCAGCGTTGCAGAATCCTCCCGATCCCTTCGCGTCTTTTATAGTTAGCGCGCTTCTGCCTCCGTCAAGTAAGGATTTCGGCGTTACGACTACGTAATCTCCGTTACTAAACCCGTGCATACAATAAGGATTTTTACGGATAATCACCGCGTAGCCACCATCCGCAAACTCTCCGATAGCTTTCGTACGTTCAACGGACTTCTTAGCAGCGGCTACTTCTGCGTCGGTTGCGCGGACTAGGCGTTCTGCCTTAGATACCGATATTTCTCCGTCAGTAACTCTAGTCATCCAGTACGGTGTTTTACTTCCGTCATCATCCGTTATCTTGTGAATACTGCCGAGGATTACTGCCCTACAAGGGCTTGACCCATCGATTGGATCCTCGCTGATCACTTTCGCATACTCTCCGACTTTCAAACGCTCAGGCTGTGGTGCTGGCGATGGTTCCGCCACCTTTTCGTAGACTTTGAAGTCTTCTGGGTATTTTTCGAAAGGTTTGCAGAGGTCATTGACATCATCTACAACGCCCGGACCCTCCACCACTGGATAGAACCCGCCATACTGTAGGTCGTAATCACTCGAAATTACTTTAACGATATCGCCCGCCTGTGCCTTACGCTCAACTTTACGATACTTGATACCATCTACCTCTACGTCCATTACCGGAGTTACCCCGTTTAATTTTGCCATCTATACATCGCTCCCTATTCGTTTAATTTGCGTTTAATTAACGTATCGTTCCCGATCAATAACTCCGCTTGCGTCGTACACTCGTTCCTCTGCGTATCTCGTTGCACAGTCACGTTCGAATCCGTTATGCACAAATCCGCCTGCGTCGTCAATCCGTTTAACTTCGTCACCTGCGTATATTTCTCCGCCGCAACTCTCGCACTCTGCGACGCATATCGGATCAACCGGCAATTTAAATCGGTCTAGTCCGCCCATTACGCCACTTCCGTCGTATATAGTGCTCTATTCAACGCAATAGATAACTCGACCCAACGCTCAGATGCGCGTTCTTCTGACGCCCAATACTCGGAGAGTAATCGGTTTTCGAACATATAAACGCGTGGTATCTCACCCTCCGCTGCCCATACGCCAACGAAGTAATCAGCGTCGGATAAATCGTAGTTTGTTCCGTTACCTTTCTTCGCGTAGACAACGAGGTCGCCGCCACGGTCTGTACGCTGGCGAATCGTCTTAACTTGAATCTTCGCGTGATTACCGGTCATCGGATCGGTTGCGAGAATATCGTATGCTTCCGCCGTGCGGCTTTCGTGGATGCGCCAACCGTTCGCGAGCAACGCAACTTGTGCGATCAACTCCGAATAGGCGCCTGTAATTTCAGAAACGTGTGCCGTAAGAATCACCACCCCTTTTTCGTAATTTTATCCGTGGAGACGAAACCGCCGCTATTAAAACGGCAGGTCTGCGTCTGTGATTGTGAATGGCGCGTCATCAACGGGGACAGCTTCGTCTGCAGGTGGCGGAGTTGCTGCGCTCGATCCGATGGATAAGCCAAGACGTCCAATATCAAAGCCTGCGATAACGAGATTCTTCGTTTGTTCCTCCTCATCCGCCTCAAACAAGAACCCTTCGAAGTTTTCGAAATCAAACGGCGTTTCTCCAGTCTTAGCGAAATTCTTGCGTTCAGCTTCCGTCAGGTCTTCGTCCATATCGAGAATCGGAGATAGCGTAACGACCGTATCCGTAGATTTACCTGACTTCGTTAGTTCAAACGCGAGTTTTTCAAGCTTCTTCTCGTATTTCGTAATCGTTGCGAAAACTCCCGCAGCTTGTTTCGGAGTTAAATCCACAAATCCGTCTTCGCCAGTTTCGATATTTCCAAATCCTACAAGGTAACGCGGCTTTCCTTTTAATAGGTAAGCTTCGTTGCGGATCTTCTCCGCTTTGGCTTCGTCGCCAGCGTCTTTTGCGACTTTAGCGTCAGCGTACAACGAGTCTGCAGCGCGATCCCATACGGATGGATTCGCCGTAACGTACCCTTTCGCATTTCTTTCAGTAGATTGACTCGGTACAAACGTATTCACCTTTCCGTATACTCCGTAAGCGTAATACTCCGCGCTGTCGTCCTTCGACTTGATACGGATCTTAATCGTCGTACCACTTGGAAACGCCACGTGTGCGCTCACCTTCGTATCTTTTTCCGCCTGTGCTGATTCGACTGCTGCTGCTCCGCGCTTTGTGAAAACTGACATCCGCAACACTCCTCGATTATATTTTCGGACAACTCATACGTCCGTGACGCGGTAGTAACGGTGAGTCGGCGTATCTCACATCTGTGGTAACTACGCTAATGTCGTAGCCTGGCGGGAACCTTTCCGCCCTCGTTACTACCGCGTAACCGACGTATGATATACGAAGGCTTTTCTCTATCCAATAACGTCCTCTGTAGTAATTGAAGTGTTAAGTCTTGTGCGTAACTCTTCGTATTTATTACCTGCCTTTTCGTAGGCGTCTCGTGTTTTATCAAAATTATTCAAGAACATATGATAAATTGGTTGGATTAAGGCAAACTCGCCCTTTAGTACGCGGCGTCGTTGAAGCACGGCTTGCAGTTTTTTAGCAAATTTATACCCGCGGACCACATCAAATTTTGAGGATTCGATCTCGTGGTACACGACGGATAGCTCGCGGTCAATCTCGGATATCATCAGCCTTAATTGATCGTAAGAACGCGTTACTTCATTCTTAAGCGAAGTGACCTCGTTAAATATTGCAGTTGGCGCTTGGATACTCATGCGATGCGCACCGCCTTTACTAGCGCATAGGAATCGCGATAAAAGTCTGCGGAATCTTCGTATTCTCTGTGACATCCGTTGTAAGTTATGTCTATTTCGTTAACAAGCGTTGAATTCCGTTGTAATTTCGGAACCTTTGCGTTAGACTTGCGTATAGTATCGTATGGCATCACGTAATAAACCCCCGTTAGTTAGAATGTTTGACAATGGAGAGGTCAGTGGCATATAATGTAAATGGTTAAGATTCCCTTACATAAGTTACACCATTGGTATTATTTAGCGCCCTGCCTGAGCGCTAAATTTGGTTGAAGTTTAAGAATAAGTGTTATAATGTTAGTGTTAGACTGCAATAATATCGCGGATGTCCCCGAAACGGTTAGCGTCGTATCGGCGACTCAAAGCAAGTAACTTTTGTTGTACAGTTGTGGGATGGATTCCAACCTTATCCGCAATTGATTTTTTAGTAGCGTCGCTCGGCGCATTGAGGTAGGCATTGATGATTGACGTCATCTTTGCATCGGTCTTGACGGACCACTTAAGGTATCCGATCAGTTGACGCTGGTCGGATTCTTTATTACTAAAGTAATCATCTTCTAAATTGTAATCACTCTGTACTACTTTCGGAGTTGACGCTCCGTAGTCGTCCCAGGTAATCATGGCATCTAACGAGCTTAAGCGTGTTCGTTCTCGTTGTTTCTTTCGGAAGAAGTCTATTCGAGCATTATTTAAGCTGCGTTGAAAGAATTTTCCAAATTCAACCTCTTTATCTAGTACTCGACTCAGCGTATCATCGAATATTATCAACGCGTCTGAGGTATCTCCTAGTCGTGAAGAGATTACTAATTTTCGGTTAATCTCTCTTATATCAGACAGCTCACCATATAGGATATGAAAAGCATCATTTGTCTTATTAGTCCTGTATATGTTTGCTAGTTTATTCAGTTTTTCTAAGTTCATCTAACGTCCTCCTTGTCCTCTTTTCGCTTTACACAGTATTAACGATGCCCAAACTTCATTATCGCGTTTTTTCTAAAATATATTTTAAAACTTCATACATAGAGGAGTTCACCACCGATGCGCGTTTCCGTCGGTCGGTGCTTAATTCCGAACCTACTCGCATCGCGCGGCTGGACACAGCGGCAGCTCGCAGAACACTCCGGTATAGATGAGCGCGTCATATCGTTTTACTCAACTGGTCGACGCAAGAAGATGTCGTTACTTATCGCAGTTGCGTTATCTGACGCGTTAGGCGTTAGTCCTCGTGACTTGTACGAGTGGGATTTGGACTAAGCGCTCGGCCGGTCGGAAATTCTACGGATTGTAAGAACCAGTTGGGCATATTTACCGCTGTTCGCTCATTGTATACCGTTACATAAAGCTTACACAACCTATATTAATCGCTATATTTCGACAATTAGTGCTATCTGCATATGCGCTACGTATGTCTTCATATCCACCTGTACCGCTATGCCACTCGTTCACATCCTTAAACAACGGAGGAACGTTCGCCGTCCGTAAATCGATCTTACGACATAATTCGTCAATTACGATTTCTTCCCATCTGGCACCCGCCGAATCATTGTCACGAAATAGTGTCAGCTCCTCAATTGGCGACCGTAATATCAAATCTCGCTTAGCTGAATTGAACGCGGTCCCTCCGGTAGCAATCGCAGGTATTCCAGCAGACATTAATGTCATCGCGTCTATCTCCGCCTCTACGATTGCCACACGCGCTATCCTTCGTTGATAGACTACGTTAATCCCGTATATCATTTCGCGGATCGGACGCGCACCCTTTTTGTACCAAAACGCCTTGGAATCAGTCCTGCGGTACTTAACGTTACCAAGCGTCCCGTCCGGATTAAACCACGGAATTGTTACTGCGCGGTGCTGGCGGTCGTACCCTACGCCCATTAATCGCTGTATGACTTCACTAATTCCGCGCCCTCCGAGATACGGCGATCGGAATTTATACCCGGCGAGTATGGCGCTATTTATCGAGGTCACACGCGGCTTGTCCGCTTTTAGTAACTGCGGAATCTTAAGCGTGAACTCGGCACTCTCCTCGCCAACGTCATTACTGTATACTTGCGCCAGGTAATCGCATGTCTCGTCATATGTCTCATCGCGTAGAAACGATAGTAGTCTAACGAAGCCGCCACGCTGATACTCCGGATCATCTGCGCCACTATCGCCCCAACATCCGTAAGCTTCGTTGTCTACGTCTAGAATGACGTAGAATGCCGGATTGCGGTCGTAATAAAACGGCGAGGATGCGATTAACCTTGTATCGGACCACGTCGCGTTAACCCACGGGAAGTCTTCAAGTTCGGCGCGGACATCGATATCTAGCGGTTCCCCGCGTACTTTAATCATAAGCGCCCACCTCTGTTAGAATACTCCGACGAACTGGTCTGCGATGGTTACTACGTCCGGCTCGCGTACGATTCCGTAGTTCGGTAGGTATACGATTTCGATCCGCGTATCTTCACCACCTCCTCGTCCTTTGGAAATTCCGAGGCAACCACGGCCTTCACTCGCCAATGTATCTACCCCGATAAGCCCTGCGCAATCCTCTAGTAATGCACTAGTCTTCTTTACCTTCGAACGCTCCGGTAGTCTTATTTCGCGGACACCTGCGTCATCTACTGTAGGCGTCTCTACATCTGCCTGTGTAATCGCGATTGTCATTACGCCGAGACTACCAGTCATTAGTCGTAACTTCTTCGAGGTAGCTGCCGCGTCACCACCAGTGGTTTTCGAAGTATTCTTTTCGTAGTCAAGGTAGTAGAACGGGTCCACAATAACTACGTCGGCTTTCGTTGCTAGGATATCCGCTTTCAGTCCACTAAGACTTCGGTCGGTGAACTCTTCGTCATCTGTCGCGCGTAAGATAATTCGTCCTGGTAGTGTATCGTTTAGCTCTGCGATGAACTTACGGAATGCTGTTTCATATTCATCCGACAACTTAGCAGACTGTAATGCGCGATTATCGAATCCTCCAGCGTAATCAATGCCATCTATCTTAACGTTTACAACGCCATTTCTTCCACTAATGGACGTAAAGATCCGCGCCATATACTCAAACCAACCCATCTCCAAACTCCACACAAGAACAGTTGCTCCTTGAGATGCGAACTCAATCGCCTCTTCTAGCGTGATTATTGATTTACCGCGTCCAGGCTCCGCAAATACTACATACATATTGGATGCGTAATATCCTCCTATTGCCGCGTTTACTGACGGGAACTTTGATAACCAAATACGGTTAGATAAACCCTCTGCTCGCGACTCAAACTCTTTCAGGAACTTTTCACCACTCCCAGTGATGTCAATCCCTGTAGATGTGCGAACTGATGTTCCCATTGTAATAGTTTCCAGTCGGTTTGTATATAGCGAAATCACGTCGTCGAGAGAGGTTCCTTTGCCAATATCGTTATACATAGACGTAACTTTACCGTCTCTGTCACTCAACAATTCGCCTAACATCCGCTTACCATATGTTTCCTTAAGGTTACGCGTCATGTACTCGTAACTATCGGAAATTTCCGGCATATAAGTGAAATCTGGACAATTTGTGACCATAGTTACATAGCTCGGCGCATTACCTTTGTTCTCCTGCGCGTACCTCCGCAAGTAGTCGTAGAATCCGCGTTCCGAATCCGTCAAAAGGAGTTCACGCGTAACGCCGTGTATGTCGAGCGCATCTACGTTGTTGTCATCGATCACCTTCGATAGTAACTGTTCAACTACGGACATTACGTTTCCCCCTTTTTGATTCCCCACGGAACTCCAACAACGCGCATTGATCGCGTACCCTATCCGCCAACCTACGGTCAAATAACTTATCTAACGCGGCCATCTCGATATTAGACGTGTACACCGTCGGCAACTCTGCACTCACCCGCGTATTGATAATCGTATGCAGATCATCCCGGAATGGTTGCGTAGCGTCACGCGTACCAATGTCGTCCATTACGAGAAACGGCGCTCGTATCGCCGCGTGTTGTGCGTTGTAATACCGTACTGACGCAGGGCCTGCGATTTCCTCCGGTACTCTCGACCGGTTAAACGCGTTGTATTCGCCTTGCCACGCGTTAATATCAAGAAAATACGCTGGCCGTTCCTGCGGCTGTATTCCGCGCTTAACCGACCCAATATAATGCGCAGTTATCCACTCTGCGACTAATGCGGCAGCCGTCGTAGTCTTACCGGTTCCTGGTTCCGCGGAGTAAAGATACAGCGATTTAATCCGCGTATCTCCGTCAAACTGATGCGTAAACGTCTTAACGTAGTGTTCAAGTAAATCGTATATATCCGCTTGTCCTTCGCGTGCTGGCGACGTTGCGAGCGTTAGCAACCTATAAGCGTCTGGCACGTTAGCCGCCGTGACTCTTCCGCCATTGCCAGCCATTCCGTGAAGGGCGATATAGGATGCGCAGAGCTTCGTACACGACGCGCCGTCAGCGAGGTTACACGGTTCGCGGAGTATACACTTGTTAGCGTGAGACATGCGCGTTACCTCCTTTCTTGATATATCCTTCGGTCTATTGTGTCATATCTTCGAACTGTGCAAAAAGGCATTGAAGATTTACTACCAACTTCCAAGTCTGACGGTAAATACATATTGAGTCCCTCTATCCCATTCTTCGCTGTCTCGAACTCGTTTGAACTCACGTAGTGAATCTAACGCCTTATTTAAGTTTTCCCTGTAGTCTTCTTTTTCCCAATCTTCTTTCGCTATGGATAGTTGGAATAAACAGAATAATGCGGAATGTGTTAGGTGAGTTTGTTCCATAAGATCATATCGCTGACTCGAAGCAGCCCCTGCATCCATTTGATTCTTTATTCCCGGCACAATGTTAGAGTGCTGCTGTATTTCCCAGAGTATCTCTCGTTCAGCCTTATTGATAAGAATCTCCCCTTCCCTATTTTCAAATTACGTGCCTACTGCAATTTTAGAGTTTAAACCATCTTCTGACCACTTCTGTACCTCTTCGGCGATGCTCCTTAAGATTACCTCCGTTCGTTAGCGTAGATTGTGCGTTCATAGTTCCGTAGCCAGATACGTTCAAGCGTCGGATTGCCCACAGATAGCTCTCGTAATTGAAGAAACATGCGCGGCTTATCATTAGCGTAGTCTTTTACATGTAATTGCGTTGACATTTCGTCACTCCTTCATTAATATTTGTACTAGACTGCACGTATACTTAACTGACGTAGTTTACGGTTAACGCACGTAACAAGTAAATGCCCTTTATTGTCTGTAATTAACGTATTCAACAGAGACGGTTGATAAATACCAAGTGCACGAAGAGTAGTTCTCGCTGAAGGTGCATACCCTGACTCTTTAAATATCTCACTATAAAAGTCGGTATAACTACTGCTATATAGCTTTTTATCTCTCCTTCCAGATATTTGAAATACGTACTCCATTACTAGCTCCCTTATCTGTAGAAGTTCGTCGTACCATTTTCTTTCCATCGCAGACATTCTATTATACTTTTTTTCTTCTGCCTTCTTCTTAGCCTTTAGTACGTCTACTTCCTCTTCCTTACGTGGACGTCCTCTTTTCTTTGTACGTGCTTCTGTCGTTTCACTACGTTGATTCGATGGTTCTAGTAGTACAGGCTTGAATAGTCCATTTGGTAGCTCCGCACCCACAGATAGCGAGAAAAGGTATTCCATTACAGGCCGCGTTATGTCCATCGCTTCTGGTGTTTTTGAGAAAGTTACCTGCATACGCCCGTCTGTCGTCTTTCCAATAGTGAATAAGTTCATTATCTCCATCCCCTTTAGTTTAGTTTGCGCGATACTCCGTAATATCGATAACTTCTGCTTTCCCTTTAGGAGTTCCGTCCATGACTCGTTGCATTCCGTTAACAAACTCTTTTAGCGCGTCTAGGCTAGTTTTATATTCGTCATAAGCCCCGTCTGACACTCCCATAAATGACGATTTAAACGTCGTGAGGTGCGCGTAATCCATGAGTAACGTTTGTATATCATCCGCAAACTGTGCCGCGGCCCCGTCGACTTCCGTATGATTCGAGATGCGTTCCGTTACTACCCCGTCGATATCGCCAAACTGCGACTCGTAACGCTTAAGCCTAGCACTCATCATCGGATCGGGGGCATATTCCGTCTGTATTTCGACTTTTGGTGGAGTAGACGCAAGTGCTTCGACTGTACCGCGTAACACCTCATTCTCGCCCGTCACTTGGTCCGCTAACTTCTCCGCGGCTTCTAACTTGGCAACAACTTCGCGGTACTCCTTTAGCGTCTTAACTTCTCCATCGAGTACGGCAGCTTTAGCTTGGCGTTTAGGTTCGGTGGATTCGGCGGATGGTGCCGCAATTGCGTACGATAGAGATACGGGAAGGTCTTCGAGTAGCTCTCGTTCACCGAAATTTTCGGTAATCAATTTATGTCGGTGAATCAGCTTCTCCGCTTTATCCTCACTAAACCCCATTGACCTAACCCACTCTTGAAAGCATCCATAACCAGTTTTAGCAAGTTCGTCTTGCGCTTCTTTTAGTTCGCGCCCTAACTCCGTATAAGCCTTTCCAACGATTTCCCGCATGTTACGCTCTTTCGTACGTAGAAATTCCGCTATTGGTGCGTCTATTTGTCCGTAATCAAACGTTGTAATTTCTGTTGTCATACCACTTCCTCCTTATAGTTAACGTAATCTAACACAAGATAACCTTGCGCTGCTTGCCGAAGGGTTCGGCGTAGCTGTATTCGGATAGTCGCATGAGGTACGACTGTATTCCGTAACATTTTAAGCGGAGGTTTTCTTGCGCGGTGCTTTGGACGTTGGTTTCGACGGGCACCTATACCAGTGTTCGCGGTATGTATTACGAGGTGGGTCGAGTGTTTCGAGGTATATCGGGTGTTGCGTGTATGTGTTCGTTTAACCTTATGACCCTATATTATATCCATATGCTTACAATGTCAATCATTAGGTTCAAATATATAATCAATTAGTATACTTTATAGGTTAAAGTGATATAATATTTAGGCAGACATTAATGAAGGAAGTGATATTGTGCCACTTAGACCAAGTTACAAACGCCTTAGACATATTTTAGTTGAGCGTGATATAAAGCCCGTTGACCTTCGTAGAGCAACTGATTTAGGGCGCAATACCATGACTAGTATAAATGCGGACAGGTCTGTGTCCCTCGAAACGTTAGCCGTCATATGCGAGTTCTTAAACTGCCGCATCGAAGACGTAGTTGAATTTATCCCTGAAGACTAGCGCGCCATCAAACGGTTGCCTGTTCCGTTCGATCCGTTGCCACTACAGCCACGCCTTCATTGCGTCGTAATCCGTACTCCCCATCTCCACACGCTCTTTCTCCGCCACCAACCGCTGCGCCTCCGCCTGTTCCGCCTCCGCCTGTTCCGCCTTAAGCTTTGGTATGATTCCGTTAACGCGGTAACTTAAGCAGAATCCCGCGGTCAGTATCGGATAATCACGCGTCGGCGTATATGTCCGGAAGCACTCGTCGAATGCTGCGTGGAGGATTTCCGCACCGTGGTCCGCTAATGCACGTTTAATGGCGCCTTGTTCGAACCCCCAGTTACGCATCGGAAAGTACTCTGCAGCTCCGAATAGGTCGTTATTAGTATCCGCAAAGTATGCGTGGGTTGTAGCAGTATTCCAATCATCATACGGGAGATTCCGCCAGTCCTTCCGTTGCGCTGCGGTTAGTTTAGCCATTCGTGGACACCTCCGGTCTGATATTGTTCCACGTGGACTCACCGCGGTTATATGCATATATTGGACCTACCGCCCCGCCTTCGTTAACTTCCGCAACCGCGACAGCATCCGTGCTAAAGTGATTATTACGTACAGCTAGTTTCGCGCGGCCGATCGTATTAAACGGTAACATCCAGATAAGTCGTCCATTTTCCGGAGAAACGATTCCGTACTTCTTCTCGCTACTCATGAACGAGCACCTCCTGTAATCCGTCATCGATAGTTTGACTCGCTGGGATCACCGCATCACGCTCAACGTAGTATTTAGCACGCTCAAGCACGTTACCTAATCGTCTCGTTAGCGTTTCTAGCTCGTCCTTTCTTTCGCGTAACCGTCCAACCTCCGCCTCTGCCGCTAATGCCCGACGGATCGCGTGCGGCCATCCCTCGCGTGCCTCGATAATGAACTCCGTATCAGATTTTGTTATCTGCTCGCCTTCCTCCGTCAATACCGCAGTTTCAGCGTACATTCCATGCGGACCTTCAAAGGCGCTGGTACTTATATAGAACCCACCACTTGCCGCAGCACACAGCGCCATGTCTGCAAGTAAATCACGCTTAGTTTCCGTTGTCATTTGCGTACCCCTTTCCTCGCATCAATCGTTTTTGTGGCTTCGCTTCCGTATACGGCGGTACCGTCCGGGAACTGCACGTATGCGTCACACTCTTGTCCGTGACCGCAACACGCGTTCATTACGTCTGCAAGCTCGCCTAAGCATCCGTCATGACCTTCCGAAGTCTGTGGGATAGCGCAATGTCCGCACGTTCTTTCCGCATATACTCCGTTAACGACTGTTGGCTCTTTTGTGTCGCTATATACCCACACATTTCTTAACCTTTCTATCTCATGTCCGCGTAGATACGATTTAGTTTCCGCTGTCATTCGCCTGTCCTCCTTTGCTTGATTCCGATTGTATATTGATTGGCGTAGATTGGTAAAACGTCATATTCGGCGATTATCTTAAAAACGAGCACATTCGCGTACGACCGCCTAAGTTTGTAACGAGCAGCATCTTTTTGTATTTTTTTCTCTTTTCGTTCATCTGTATTCGTATACGACCATAATCACTTGTATTCTTTAGCGGTATCCATAGACGATAAAACCCGACGATCTCGCTCATTCTCCGATAATCTCCGTTATTCTTAGATTTACATTTTCAAAGTTATGGGGATGGATGCCACCCCATTCCTACTATTAGTGCGATGCACACTATAAGTATGACGACCGCCGTAATGAGGACGCTCATCCACACCTTGACTGCGCGAGTATCCATGAGTACGCAAACTGCGATAAGTCCCGTAATACAAGACACAACCATTAGCGCCCACACAACCGCCGCGAAGAATAATTCCCAATTCATTCCGCATCTCCCTCTTCGTCTTGTTTTCGGTAATGCTCGATAATATCGTTGACTGTTTCGATTTTCATATTGCGTAATTCCCTCCGTTATTAGTTATATGGATGCCCTGCACCGAACTGCGCGGCGTCATCGTAGTTTATTTCTGCCAGTTCCTCAAACGCACGCTTCTGCATGTACGTTCGGTACGCCTTTTGAGCGCTACTCACTTTAGATATAGACGCACCTACTCGTAAGCACTCCGCAATAAACTCATCGTCTGTGTCCAATGAAGGAACGCCTTGTTCGCGTAAACGCCAATGCACGAGTTCATGTAAAAGCGTCATCTCGACTTCCTCCGGTGTCCTCTCCGCATTCCTGTACGTGTCCATCCGGATTTCTCGCAAGTCCTTCGCTTTGTTGAAAACGTACATTCCGTTATATTGCCGCCATCTCCGATTACCTAGCGCAAATGTCCCCGTATAGTCAACGCCCCAATGCTTGCGCGACAATTCGTTAGCAAGCGCCAGAAGTCGCGACTGTTCCGCAAGTAATTCCGCTTTTTTCATTCAGCGTTCACCTCCGCCACCTTTCCGTCCCATGCCGCGAATTGTTCCAGCGCTTGGGCTCTGCGGAGTTCTTTCTCCGCTTGCTTACGCTGATACTGCGCTGACCATTCAATATCCGCGTAATAATCGTGAATGGCGCGGTTGACTATCGCAATAAAGTCCGGATTATTCTTATTGTACACGTTATCTTTACTACCACTTTCATACCACTCGTGGCTTACCTTACGAAATCCGAATCGCTTACGTTTAACGTACAGACTAACAACCGCGCTCGTTTCGCATAACCCTTCGCGTTCCTTAATTCTAACGCGATACTCCGTTCCATCCGGAGCCGTTACCGGAAACTTCGTTAACATTTGTCCACCTCCGTTAATTTAGCGTCATTTCAGCGCTTTCCCTCCGCACCCTACCGTTAACACTCCCGTCAGCCTACGACGCCACGACCACGCTCACACTCGGTAATTTCACGCCACTATTAATCGCGTCAACGATGTGCTCCGTCTCCGCCTGGATTAGCGCCACCAATTCACCTAAATCCGTTACACCTGACGATGCGACAGTGCGGATTCGGACGTAGTCGAGAGCTGACGTGAGGCCTGCGCTGGTCAACGAATAGTATGCGATAGTCTTCCAGACTTCGCGCAGCTCCGTTGATCCACCTTTTGTCGCGTCATATCCGGGCGCTTTCGTAGGGTCAACGACTGTGCGCGCCAGGATTACGAAGTTATTTGAGTCGGCGGATAGAGCGTAGTCGGGCGTGAGTTTAACGTTGATTTGTGTTGTCATTATGCGTTCACCTCCGTGATTTTGATGCCGAGTGTGTTGATAGCAAATAGGATTCCATTACCGTAAGCACCGACGCCTTCCCTTTGCGTAAATTGATCACGAATCTTATCGTGCGCCAGTTCCTTCGCGGATCTCTCGATGACATAGCCGTTGACTAATACGGAAAGTAGCGTGTCGAACGGGATTGATCGGAGGATCTCGTAATATGCCCTAACTCCGCCATCTTGCGTTGCACATCGAATGATTTCGTCGGATGTGTACTCCGCCGTGCGCATACTTCCAATCAACTCTGCAACCTCCTTCGGAATTGTGACTAACGTGATTGTACGTTGATTAAGCGTAGCTGATTCGTTCATATTAACGTCGCCTCCTTCGATTATTAGCGTTCCTGTGTAATTACGTGCAAATCCGGTTACGTATTCGCGAGTGTACGTATGTCCGACAGTTGCGTGAATATTCGGATACCCCTTCGTGTAGCGGTAAGTACCGTCGGGCTGGCGTTCAAATACGTGACTCGCGGATTCTTTGGTCAATTCGTGCATATTGCGTCCTCCTTTGAGTAATGAAATATGTAATATAGTGCAAACGATTTGGCGTAATTATAACGGATGAGTCTACGCGATAAAATTAATAGTTGACACTTTCGGTATCGTGTGTTATTTTATTAAATCTTTAAAGAACTATAAGATCTTAAGTACTTAAGTTCTAAGAACTAATATATTAATCACTATCGTTCTTAATATATTCCGCATCGGATACAGTACAATCCGCTACGGGACTAGTAATACATATAGGAATACGCGTAGAACTTAAGATAAAAGGCAAAAGATAAGCCCGACCCGCCGCGTTTCGTCCGCCCTCACCATCGACTTGCCCCGCATCCCTGTATTTCTTCCGTAAATCACCGTTGATTTAGCCGTTTTGATAGCGAAGGGGTATAAATGTTACCCTCCGATATCAAAACGTCCGTAGCACGCTGAGATTACGGAAGGATTACATATGTTACGTTTACGTAAACACTGACGATGATGATTTCGTATACGGAAACGTAAACGAATACAAATGTATTAAAAATCTCATCCGCTATACTTCAGTAAGTGTAAAATAGTGCAAACGATTAGTAGGCGTAGTTAGGCCGCATCCATTACGTTAGCGCCAACTAAATGGTCCTAACTATGACACTAGCTTACGCTGCAGGTACGCAATTCCTTTCGGAGTCACTCTCATTACTGGAATCGCGGTCATCTTGCCGAGTACACGTCTCATTGCTTCGACGACTTCAAAGTAGCCACCATCGAGATAGCGCTGATATGGAAGGTTCTCCTGCGTTAGCATTTTTTCTTCGCGTAGTCGCTTGTACAGCGTGTTGCGTCCGATGCCAAGTGCCTTTGATGCTTCCGCCATAGATTGCGTACCGTCTGCAGCAATGAACGTATCGTATGCTGCTACCTTCGGGGCCTGAACGGTTAACTGCGCTTCTGCTGCGAGCCTGGCGTTACGTTCGTCACGAAGGCGCGTTACCGTTTTGATTAGGAAGTCTGGATCGTCGAGCAACGTATCAGTGGCGTACATCCCGTTTTGGCGGATTGACGGAATAACATCATGCGTAATCCAACGTTTAAATGCGCGGGCTTCCGGTTTACGACTACCGAGGATTAACTGGTATAGACCGGATTCGTTTACTAACGTTGTATTTGGGTTACGGCTTAAAGTGTCCGTTAAGCGGATAGTTTGTTTCTCGTCCTCATCAAGACGTGCTACTGCGTTTCCTTGGTTCGTGATACTTAGCGCGTCACAAACATCCTTCGCTACAAACCACGGCTCGCCACCGACCGTTACCGTTCTAACTTGCGCATTTCCATACTCGAATACCTTCGTTAACTGTTCCATTTCGCCCCGCTCCGTTTCTTCGATTATTTTGCTTACAGTGTATTATTCGGATTCAACGACCTACTCTGCACACTTCCGCGAAAATAATTTCGCTTACATATTAGTAACGAACGCCGATTCCGTTTCGCACACCTCCGTGTTATTTCGCCTTACATGGTAATAACGTTGGCCGACTGTATTAATCGCGTTTTGGCGAATAATTATTTTCAGCTTATACTAATACCAACGACGCTCGCGTGGGATCGGCACACTTTTCCCTAAAATAAACGAAAAAAAATAACGCCACCTCCGAAGAGATGACGCTGTAATATCATTATTAATAGGAAACGATGCGTATTTGACGAGAAATAAAATGTAATACGTTTACGTAATCATCAACATATTTGTATACGTAATTGTCTGCGTGGATGATTACGTTTCTTTAAAATACTCGTCGAGCAACTCGTTTATGATAACGGTCATCGCGCCACGTTCTGCGCTGATTTCTTCGTCAATCTTAAGCATCAAGTCCTTACGTATCCAGAACGTACGGCGTCCGTGTGTTTCCTCAAACTTCGGCTTTGGCGTGCGTTTGCGCTTGGGCGATGGCTCTGCGTTGATAAGCTGCGTGTGCACTGCGGACTTTGGACCGTTTTTTATTTTATTCTTAAGCTCATCCATTTTATTTTGAGACACGTTCGATCAACTCCTTAACAAATTCTCGATATTGTGTAACCGCGCTGTTTAATTCGGGGTTATCAATAAATCCGTTTATACTGATTCGTCCGGCGGAAGCTGTACGTGTTAGAACAGTATTAAAGCACAGGTCTCCGTACTCATCGCCAACTAGCTGCAGCAATACCTTATTATCCGTACGTCTTGCGTCAATCATTCCGCGTAGTATCCCAGCGACTTCCATTTTTACGCCGTCTACCTCTTGTACGTGAATACACGTCTCCAAGAATCGCGATAACGCCGTATAACAGAATTTACTCGCTTCGAACATAGCGATAACATAGTCGGATGCAGCTAACGCGTTTATCGTCTGCTCTCCGAGCGCTGGCGGCGTATCAATAATGATATAATCGTAATCGTCCCGAATTGGTTTAAGTGTATCTGCTAATACTAACGACATGTTTCCACGATAAGGCTCGCTGTAGAGCCATCGCGAAAAACTAGCAAGGATGTCGTTTGCGGTTAGGATGTGCAGAGAGTCTGAAATCCTATGTATATAATTCCGCGCATCCTGGGCCTTTAACGCCTCGAAAATAGTGTTATCCTGGAAATCATATATATCCTGTTGCGTTAACAATTCAGTAAGATTCCCCTGTGAATCCATATCTACTGCTAAAACCTTGTATTTCTCGCTCAATAGGTATGCTACTACACCGGATGTTGTTGTCTTTGAGCTACCACCCTTCTGTATCCCAAACGTTATAATTTTAGCCAACCTAACTCCCCCTTATAGTAGAAGCGTTTAATCTAGTAACTAGTATATAATACGTTTATGTACATGTAAACATTTCCGTAGACGTAAACGTAGTTGTTTACGTTTCTTCGATTTCTGAGACATGTCGCGATAAGATATATGAGTTAACTATATTATTGTGAATTATTCAAACGGTGTAAATTTCACAATAATCACTGCTGTATTGTATCTAGTTACTCCTTGTTGCTCGCTCCTATCTCCTGTACCTTGTCCTGTTTCACCACGGTTTAAAGATGCCGGCCTTTGTCCGGTTCCTCATCGTTCACGTCACGGAATGGATAACGAAATTCACGTTAACCACACCGTTCGGTTCACGCTGCGGCTGCTCTTACTACCTACTACACATCGCCTTCAACGTTTTTAGGTTGTGGAATTTTTCTGTTGACTTTAAGGGTTTAATCGGCACGCTGGAATGGCTTGGCTTAGGAAACGGCTACAGATAACCAACCCGCGCCTACACGAGTAAAAAGTATAGGCGCAAAGGTCGGGATATCGTACGTGACTCGCCGTATAAGGCAGGATGAGTGTTCCGTGTACCCATGCTCGATATACGGTCACTACGACCGTTAGCGTCTTTTTACTCGTAAAGCTGATCCTACGAGCTGTGTTGCTTGTTATGACGCTACCTCCTCGCTTACGCGACTCAGACTACCACCAGACCGTTTATGGGCGTCCTCCCCTAGTCGTACTCGGCGTGAGCATGGTTACGCCTTGGTGAGTACACGCTGTCCGTCATGTTTCAACGATTTATGGCATCGGCTACAGCTAAACCTTTAGCATTTTTAACGTGTTCTCGCTGCTCTCCACGTTGGCGCGTCCTACTTTAGACAATAGGAAACTAGACCCTCGGTACCTCGTTTTTTCGCGAGATCCGGAGTGGCGCCGTTTATTTAGTTTTAGGTATGTAATTAAACGAAAAGGAGCCCCAATCCCATCCGCATATTAACGAAGGAATCGAGGCTCCACATATATCATGACAATTCCCCATATAGCCTTGCCCTCTTGTGGCAAAAATGGTATGATGGGTACATCAAAGTCATTGTTTAAGTGTCGCCTGTTTCTGTCCGTTCGTGCGGATAGTAAGCAGCATCGGGTTGGTAGCCCGAGTCGCCTTGAAACAGTGACTATTTTGTTTTCCATTTAATTCTATGAATCTAGCATAACACAATCTACTGGTTCGTGGAAGTACGACATTTAACAACGTAATTCAAGGACGATTCCTTCCGATATTAATATACATCAACGTATACGTGTACGTCAATACAATCGTAAATGTTTACGTAAATATCTACGCAGGAAAACCATTAATATTGTAGTATTCTTCGTAATTAGACGTAGCATCTGACGGTTAATTTGTTTATAACTAAACGCAAAAAAGGCGCAGACTCAAACGGAATCACTTTCCGCGAGAACTGCGCTTTTTATTTCATTATTTTTCACTTGTCTACAGATTATTCTCCATTGGGATAGACGGTTCTGGTAATCTTTCATAGATATCGCGAGGTATGTAATATTTACGCGCCAAAGCGTAAGGGATTGTATAATCTCCAAACATATTGTCTAACGCCTTATCGTAGTCTATTCCTTCTGTTTGTTCCCTCCTCCAAGAAATATATACGCCATCATTCTCGCCCCCACCAACGTTATCCATTTTAGTACTAATACTCACCTCATAAACTTCTGGATTTTCAAACAGTATTTTTGAGTATGCTAAAAGGGAACCGCCCGACTTCCTAACAAAATCTTTTACATCTCCAAACATCCCTGGATTGACAGTTATATCAATGTACTTTCCTTTATCGTCCTCACTATATACGAATTTCCTAAAAGTAGTATCTGTTAACATAATTGACACTGCCGCATGTCCCGTGTCTTTTAGTGCTTCTCTAACGTTTTTCTCGTTAACCTCAGCTTTACTCCAATCAAATACAGGAGCATCTTCTTCTTTTGTCTCTTTTAGTCTTACAACACTCTCGACTACCGGTACAGTTACCTCCTCCTTAGTTATCTCTGGTTGGTCCTTGTTTACACTGTTAGACGTTATAGTAGCCGCTTCCCCGCATCCCGAAGCCAGAACTGCGATTAGTATTAGTACAAAGCCTAATTTCCGCATATATGCATCCCCTATCGTTTTCCCTAAATTTTATCACTCTACTATATTACGCGTCTAGACGAAGAAAAGCGCCCGCTGACGAATCCCCACGTTTTATATACGTAGAAACTCGCCAACGGGCGCAGTTTTATTTCCGAATATCGTCTTTTAAACCTCACATAACATAATACTTGCGTATTATATAATACCGCGGTATACTAAGTTTAGTTAAGAAATACCAACCAAAACGAGGAGGAACAAACAATGACAAACGTTATGAAAAGTGCTTGGGAAATCGCCTATGAAGGAGTTAAAAAATTCGGTGGGCAAGTTAAAGAGTACTTCGCAGATGCGTTGAGAATTGCTTGGTCCCTCTTCAAGAAAGGAGGAAAAGCATTGGAAACTAAAAAAGAAATTTTTGCAGCTAAAGTAAACCAGTACGTATCTGCCGCAAAGGGAATAAAGAAATACAAAAATGACACAAAGGAAGTTAATGCCGCTAATCTAATCGCGATGTTTAACGAAGAAAAAGCGGATGGATTAATAAAATTGATGAGCAAAAAAGCAGACGAGTTAGAATTGCGTGTGAAGCAACTACAAGCAACGGTCATTCGCACAAAACGCTTCGAAAAAATGTATCACCTCATCACGCTTAAAAAAGATCAAAAAGTTGAAAGTCTAGTTAAAAAAGATGCAGAAGGATATCACGTAATATTCGGTTCTGGATTCTACCGCGTTATCGAAAATGGAGTAGAGAAGTACATCCAAACAGTTCCAGGCAACACATCAATGAGAGAATTGGATAAAGAAACAGTTATTCGTTTCAAAAGATAATTAAACTTCCCGGGAGGGTTCGCCCTCCTATCATTTAAAGGATGTGAACAGTATGAATAATGCCTTTGAACAAATGCGAGAAGGTGTGCAATGGGTACTGGACAATTGCACATCCTATCAGGTTGCAAAAGATTTAAGGATCAACAACAGAACTATAAATCGTTATCAAAACGGAACAACCGAAACGTCAAAAATGGCGTTAGAAACCGCTGAGAAGTTGTATAGCTATTACTTAGAGGAGCTGAATAAGATGGATCGAGAAGAACTCTTTAGTAGGGCGTTAGCCGCCCTAAATAAAATAAGTGTAAGGCATTTTGAAAAAGGAAAACCGAGTATAGAGGTAAAGTATATGAAGGACTTTAGCTTAAAGCCGATGACAATCTACGCTAGAGCGATCAAGGATGTCAGTCTTTATGCCGATAAATTTGATGGTTATGATTTAACTTTGTGGGACCGCGCAACTAATTACATTGGATCTATGGACACTACTACTTTCAACGACGATCCACTAAGTCCTAAGTGTCTGATTTATTTCAGTAAAGAGATGACTTCTCTAAATACGTTTAAGGAGGATAACAAATGAATAAAGGAACACCGTCAGCGTAAAGCTGACGGTGTTCCTTTATCTATAAGAGACTTTAAGTTTATTGTAATCCGCGCTGGAGCATGTCCAGCGAATTGCGATACTAGCCAGCATAATTAATATACACTTTTAAGGTAAGATTGTAAATACAACAAGCGAACTCAGTTTTATTTCTTCGCTCCAACCGCCGATTTCCCGACGTCATACAATTTACACGCGGCTAGTCCCGTTATAATCCCCGTCATGATTCCGTCGGCCACTGTCGTATGCGGAATATATAGTAGCCCTGCAGCGAGCCCGATTACCATTGATATTAGCGGAAGATACTTCGCGGGCACGTATAACTTGAAGAACTCACCTAACGCGATAATCACCGCAACCACTACGCCTATTTCGTACATATTACTTCGCCCCCGTTTCGATATTTACCGTTTTAGTCTTCGCGTCCCACGTTACTTTCGCGCCGAGTGCTTCCGCCACTGCTCGCGCCGGTGTATACGTAGTCCCTGCGTCCAGCACTCCGTCCGCTATCTTTTTACCATTAACGACTATGCATACTTTTACGTCTTTGTTCACGTCATTGACCGCCTTCTCCGCGTTATTTAACTTTGCTTGGACGGACGCCTTAAACGCGATCCATCCCGTCCATTTACCGCCGTCATACATTAGTCGCGGACATATTTTACCGGACCAGTCGAAGTGTCTGCGCAGTCTATCCACGCCCCATCCGCGTTCCTTCAGCATTGATGCAACGAGAGTGGCCGCGTTATCCAGCGTCTTTGCGTAATTCCCACTTTCGCAGATTTCAATGCCAATTGACGTACGGTTACCTGATTTCGCGGAGCTACCGTCGCCAGCGTGCCACGCGTTCTCATTCAGCGGAATACATTCGACTGCTTCGCGTTCATCTACTGCGATGTGGAACGATGCCTGGCGTAAGTTAGTCGGATTAGTTAACCACGTGCGTTCGTTAGCCGCGGTAGAGCTCGGATTTCCCGTATTGTGTATCGTAATTGTAGTCGCGGTCATCGCGTTAGCAGATCGTCTATTGCACGCTGTATTTCGTGGAATATAATCTTTACGGTAATTCATTCGCGCCACCTCCGTTAGTTTCGTGTAACCTTCGTTTTAATTTCGTGTACATCAAGCGATAACAACTCGTACTGACCCGCCAACATCTCGAAGCGCCCCGTTAAGTCTTCTGCAAGCGACATCAAGCGGTCTTCCCGCGCATTAGCTTCGGCGTGCATCCGGTCGCGCTCCGTCTTAGCTTCGGAGCTAATGCGCTCCTCACGCGCACGCGCTTCGTCCGACATCCTCCGCATTTCTTTCCACAATATATACGCGACGGTCACCGCGAGGATGGCGAATATACCGTTCTTGGCCGCCGTTTCCCATAGCGTCTGCTCCATTATGACGCGACCTCCTCCGGTTTTTCTGCGTCATCTAACGCGAGTAACGCCGCTACGATTTCGTCATCGAGTCGGCGGAGTATTTCTGCGCGTTGCTCAACGTTAGGGACTGCGGAAAGGACTGTGCTTATTACTGCGGACAGCTCCGGTAACGGCTGCGCGATGTCGATTGTACATTCGAACAATTGGCGTAGTTTCATTTAGTGACCCCCCTTCATTCTGTAATTGCGACAACTATCGACTATTATTAACATTTCCCATATACTGGGGTAGACAAATAATACATACAGGAGTGAACCTTTTGAAGAAAATCGTAATATCCGTTCTTTTACTTTTCGCGATAACCGCATGTTCGAACGCTAAGCTCGTTGAGCAGGCAGAAACACATTTTAACAACGCTGAGTATAACGCCGCGCTTGATGCTTACGCGAAAGCACTCGATAAGAAAGAAGATGCTGCGACTCGAAATGCTTATACAGCGCTTAAAACGGAGGTTGACCGTATCCATGTTGTGAATAAATTACGTAAAGACCTTAAGCTTGCAGTTAGTAGTTACGAATCCACGCTGAGCCCACGTGACCTATTAGATATGTGCGACAGAGTAACCGAAGTGACTGCGCAAATTGATGCGTTTGATACGACTGTTAAAGACAGTGTTTCTACTTACGTAAATAAACTACGCGAATCCTTCGGCTATACAATGAGTAGTGCGCGTATTGGGCTTATTCGAGTTAACTTAGCTATTGGGTCAACCGATGTCCCGTGGGTTACTGATGCGACCAAATTGAATGAGTACGCTGACTCTGCACTCACTGACCCGCCGCTACCTTACGGATACGCAGATGTTAATTAGTTCCCCTTTCAACTGCATACGAATAAACCTCACCAATACTGGTGAGGTTTATTTTCGTTTGTTTATGCTATTTAAGCTGTGATTCTAGTTGCGCAATCTCCGCGTTAGCTGCGATAATTTTCGCCTGTAGCTCTGCTACATAAGCGTGTTCCCCAGCTAGTTTACCCTCTAATATTTTAACGCTACCCTCATGTATTGCTACATCCGTTGTAAAAGCCTTTTGTTCTGCGATTTTCTTTTCTAATTCCATTATTGATGTACTTTTTGTAATGTGGATGTTCTCAGCGGTACTCTCAATCTCATTTTTCAAGAATTGAATACGTTGCAATGCGGCTGCATTTATCGTCGGGTCATGTTGCATTGTCGCTACCTCGCTTGTCATCGAGACTTTTCCCCCTTTAATAGACAGCTTATATCCAGATACATCCGCCAGGCTACGGACCGGCGCATATGTAACGCCATCTACGACGATAGCATCTTTAATCGTCTTACCATTCAGTTCGACTGACATTGTACTTTGAACTTTCTTTCCTACTAAGCTAGTTGTTGCGGCTGTTGCAATTGCTGCCAAAGACAAGAGGAATACAAGTGCGATTAGTGAGGAATAGATAGTTTTCTTCATAATTTTACCTCCTACGTGGTTTGACAACATTATACACCAACCGCGACAATTTACTTAGGAATATTAACCATTGCCAATGTACCACCACTTACACTAAAAAGTTTAAGATTCCGTGTATTAGAATCGAAAGACATATTTGTAGCCGTTTGGCTCGAACTCGGCTTAGTATTAATGGATGAGTCGATTGAGTTTAACTTTATCTGTAACCCTTCTACAGCATTAATATTGATTCCGGAAACCTGACTTTGGGAAAAATCAACATTACCTTGAGTGTAAATCGTCCCCATAGCTGCTAGAAACATGTTGCCAAGTGACTGAATATGGAATAACGAGTCCCCACCGTTAATAGAACCACCTCCGCCACTAGCCCCATTAAAGCTAATTGCGTTCATTCCCGCGGAGTCTGATTGGTTTATCGAAATCCGCTGGCGGTTGCTCCCGTCATATGTTCGCCATCCATTCGAATCTATTTCAACTCTCGCACCACTTGCCGAAGTCCGTAGCAACGCGCCTGTTATCGTTCCCCCATTAACATACGATGAGTTCATCGTCGTGCCGTTAATCGTCCCCGCATTAATCACCGACGACTCCATAACAGACTGCTCGATACGTCCCGTCAGCGTAATAGACCGCGCAATAACATCTCCGTTCATCATTACGCGAAACGGCGCACTACTAAAATTCGCATGTCCTGCCGCAATCCCGTTCGTATTAATCTGCGTGACGTTATTTCCGCTCCCAATAAGCAGCGACACGAAACTACCGAGCTGTCCTGTAATAGCCGGCGCTGCTATCCCGTTAGCATTAATCGCAGTCATTGCGGTAGCTCCGCCGTCTTTCGTAAATATGATGCCGTCGGCGGTCATGATGACCTGATTACTCGAGATTGCTTTACTCTGCAGGATGATACCGCGAATGTCGTATTTAACTTCCGTCTTGGACGCATTAACGTCGATAACCGCAAGCCGTGCGAACTCTTCGAATGCCTCCGCACGAACACGACCACCACTAAATACGTTCTCAACAGCGCGTCTACTCACCTCTAATCCGGCGATGATCTGCGTATAGTCTCTCGTCATTACGTTAGCAACAGTAAGCTGCGTTTGGTTGTCTGCAGAGTACGGATACTCCGTTAGCTCCGTGATTCTAGCGCTAATATCCGCTAACCCGAGTTCGGGGTCAACGCAGACTACGGAGTCGCCGAGTCCTGGCTTCGGTTCATCGCCATCTACTTTGTACAGATCCGCAGTCGATACGGTTACCTCTAGCGCAGGCACCTCACGTTCGCGGAGTCGTTTACGTGTGGCTACGAGTAACTTCGTTACATCAGTCACGCTTTGTTCGCGGACGATATCGTCAAAGTACGGCACGCTGTCGCTACTCCAATACGCAGCATACGGAGATACGAGGTAGTTAACCGCGAGGTTCCCGTTGACAATCGCACCTGGTATTTGCGCCAATAATGCACGCTCATCTGCCGTCAGTATTGACGCAGGCTGCCCGATCCATGTCCGCGAATCTTTCATCTCTGCATACATACGAGTACACAGCGATGCGCCATCGTCTTTGAATGACGCAGTAATAAGGTTCTTTCCGACTTGAACGCGATAATCTGACGTAGCGTTCCCGATCTTTTTCCGCAA